AAGGGTTTGCTATGTCACTATATAATGATTTTAAAGAAAAAGAAATAAAAAGAAGAAAAAGAAAAAAAATGGAAACTTTTATCGGAAATTAAATTAACAGCGAATAATCCAAAAATACTTATAAAACAAGATGCAGAAGGAAATGGATTTAGCTGTGAAAGAATAATAATTATTGGTAAAATTGTTTCTAACACAACAAGTAAACCTATGTGTAAAATAAATAATACTATGGAATTTTCAGGAGTAAATTCGACTTATGTGAATGGGACTAGATATATTTATGAGACATATGAAGACAAAGGTTTTTTTATAGAAAGAGACACCAAATATCTTACTCAAGACATACTTGAAAGTTCAGTCTTATTTGATAATGGATTCTTTAGGGTAGTTAAAGGTCAAGCTAATGGTATAAAATCTATTGAATTATATGGAGATTCACCTTCTTTTGTATTTAAAGCAGGAACAGAGTTGGAAATTTATGGATTCTAATACATATACAATATCTTTGGAATTAGTATTTTCATGTATAGCCATGATAATAGGAGTTGGGTCATTTTTAGCTTCTAGAAGTAAAGAAAGTGACAAAATTGGAAGAGAACGAGCGACTGTTGAAGTTAAATTAGATTATATAGCCCAATCATTAGATGATTTAAAAGCTCAAATAAATGAATCAAGAGAAGAAGATGAAAGAAATAAAAACAAAATATCCGAAATGGAAAAGATAATGCTTAAACATTCAATGAGATTAAATACAATAGAAAATGAATTAAATATTGACTATAAAGAATTTAAAGAAGATGAATAATATGACGAGGGGTTTCCCCTCGTTATTTTTTTTATAAGGAGGTGATTTCGTATGGCAATATTTTATGACTATACGATAACCGTAGATGGAGATAAAGCTAAATTAGATAAAAATATATATTTATACAAAAATAATAAAAATATAACTTATTATTTTAAGATACAAAATGCTCCCTTTAAATTTATTAATGCAGTAGATATGGTAGAAAGCTTAAATGCTTCTACGGCAGATATAAAAATATTAAAGCCTAACGGAGTAAAGAAAAGAATAAAAAATATTCCTATTGAAAATGGGAAAGTAAAATTAGAAATAGATGATAGTTTTATGGATGAGATATCTGAAATAGGCAAATATACTTTTCAAATAGATTTATATGATAACGCTACAAATAAAGGTAGGGTAACAATACCTCCTGTTATAGAACAATTTTGTGTACTTGCACCTATCTTTGAAGATAATGAAGCGACAGAATAGGTGATATTGTATGGCTATTTTTTATAATTATACAATAACAGTTAATGGTAATAAAGCTAGTATGGATAAAAACATTTATTTATACAGAAAAAATAAAAATGTAGATTATTATTTTGAAATTAAAAATGCTTGTTTTAAATTTGAAGATGAAATCAATTATATAATTAGTTATAACGCTAAATATGCTAGATTCAGAGTTATAAAACCCGATGGAACAAAATTTTTTACAGAAAAAAGAGAAGTAGAAAACGGATATGCAAAATTTTCTGTCACAGAAGACTTAATAGATGAAAGAGCAGAGGTTGGTACATACGTTTTTCAAATAGACTTATATGACGGAAGCAATGGATTTATTACTATACCTCCTATCTATAATCAATTTCATGTTTTAGAACCATTATTTGACGAAGACGAATCAGGAGCAGGACAAGTAGACATATCTAGCGTAGATGTAGCGTACATAGGAGATACACTAGAGAAGGTTACAATTTTTGATGAAAACGGTGTATATGTTAAAACGTTTTGGAAACCAAAAGAGATAATTTCGTCTGTAAGAATGAATAAAATAGAAGAAGGAATATATTCTTTAAGTCAAAAAGTCGCAGATTTAACATTCAAACCGATATCTATTACTTCCTTTAAGAGTAATTTATCTAAAACAGTATATGAAAAAAATATAGAAACTATAAATAGTTGCAAGTTTACATGGAGTACAAGTATGATTCCAAAATCAATTAGTCTAACCGATTGTACTGTTGAGACTAGCGATACAAGTTATACATACAATAAGACAATTTCAGACACAAAGACCTTTACACTATCGGTGACTGATAGTAAAAATAATGTAAGAAGTTCTAGTATTACTTTTACATTTGTTTATCCTTTTTATTATGGAACATTTACCAACTCACTAACAGAAGCAGATATAAAAAATGAAGTTAAATTAGTTGAATTAAAAAACAACAAAACATTAACTTTAACATATAATGACATGAAAGTTTTTTATGCTTATCCCAAGGCTTATGGAGAATTAAAAAGTATAAAAGATGGAAATGGGTTTGAATATTTAAACGACTTTAATAAAGAAGAGATGAATATTAATAGTATTCCTTATTATGTTTATAAAATAAAAAATAAAGCAAGTGTATCTCAAATAAAATATACATTTAGCTTTTAGAAAGGAGAGATATAAATGATTATTGGTAGCAATTTTGATTTGTCTTCAAGGTTATATTTAGACTCGAGACAGTTATGTGATAGTTATGCAGACCTTATAGAGAACAAAAATAATATCTTATATCCTCCCGGATTTGAAGTTTATTGTTTTAAGGAAAAAACAAAGTATTATAATGCTTGTGAAAATATAGAAGATAAACCAGTATGGAAAGAAGCAGCACGAGGTAGTATTGCAGAAGTTTTTATAGAAAGTGATACTATTCCGGAGAATAAAGACCTTTATTGGATTGATACAGGAACAGTAGATACTTTAGGGAATCAATCTGCTCACGAAGGAATAATTAAAGAGCTTTTAGAAACAGTTAGAAATCTTCAAAAAAGAATATTAGTTTTAGAAGAGAAAGTTGGCTCAGGAATAATTTCTCCAACAACAGGAGACTATTTACAATTAGCAGATGGAACAAATTTACAATTAGCAGACGGAACATTTTTAGAACTATCTTCAGGAGATTCTTCGAGTAAAAAATATTTACAATTAGCAGATGGAACATTCTTAGAATTAGCAAATAATACTTTCTTAGAAATAAATTAGAGGTGATAAGATGACTAAATTTAATGAACTTAATAAAACTATTGTCATTAATGACACAGACTATTTATTGTTGGGAACAAATTTAGATAGTGGATTTGAAAATAAAATAGCTAGTATAGAAACTTTAAAAAAAGCATTATTAGGAGATACTTCTAATCAATATTTAAACTTATTATCTTCTGACGGGAAGAAAGAATTTAGATTAACATTAGATGGAAATGGTAAAATGCATATTTTTCCTATAGAAGCTTATACTAGCACTCCTTATACAGAAGGACAGAATTTAGAATCCCCTTTAAAAATAGTTCCAAGTAATAAAATAGATTCGGAAAACAATAGTGGCTTAGTTATTCAACAAATATACGGCGGTGGTTCATTAACCACAAAAGAAACAGCAGTAAGTCATAATTTTGTTGAGTTATATAATTGTAATACCGTTGATATAAATTTAAATGGTTTATATCTTTGGTATAAACCTAATGGTGGAAGTTGGAGTTCTTTAGCTTTAAGAGGAATAGTCCCTGCCGGACATTCTTTTTTAATTAGGGGTAATGCACTTTATAATATAAATAGTGATATAGTTAGATGTAAAATAACAGAGTATGACCAAGAATGGAATATATCTTTTTCGGAAAATGGATTCACAATATATTTATGTGTAGGAGAAAAAGAACCCGAGGCAACGCCAGTTAAATATATAAAAAATGAATTAGGAGCAATAACATCTACTGACCAAAGATGGGTTGATATGCTTGGTGGTGGCGGAGCAGAAGATTCTCACACTATCGCAGTATATGAAGGCGGATATTATAATATGGGAATGAGTAGATATTGTTCTTTAAGAAGAATGAATTTTAATAATGGTAAAAATAATAGAGACGATGCAAGTATTATAGATTATCAAACTTGTGAAGTTGAAAAATTTAGACCAAGAAGTTTAGCAGACGGATATTGGAACTCAAGTGCAGAAACAATACAATTTAATAAATATAGTCCTTCAATGGTTAATATGTGTTATGGGGAAAATGGTGATACTTCAAGAACTTTCACTTTTGAAACTCCAGTAACAGATTACGATGGAATTATTAAATACAGAAAACAAGGAGAAACAAAGTGGATAAAGAAAAAAACAACTAAAGATATTGTAAATCTTTATGACCAAGTAGTTAATATTCATAGAGTAATTATACATGATTTAACTTATGGAACTTACGAATATCAACTAGGTGTAGAAGGTATGCTTACAGATATAGAAACATTTGAAGTAAAACAATATAACCAATCCAACAACTTAAAGATGCTATGGACTACTGACGAACAAGGATTTACAGAATACGAATATAATGCAGTAAGAACAGCCTGTGATGCTATTGAGCATTATGAATATTCAAATGGCACTCCTAACTTCGATTGTCATTTAAATAGTGGCGATATTTCACAAAATGCAAACAGACCACAGGAATGGCGATACTATTATAAATATCATGAAAATAATCTTAAAACTATGCCACATATACTTAATTGTGGTTGTTTCAGCCACCTTTATATAGCGATATATAATGAAAAATTTATTGAATTGCTGGAAACTCTTTAGAGCTTATTAAACTACAACGTAAGGTTAAATCCTAAGCGTGAATGTTTGAAAATTAATAAGATTAGACAATCAGCAGGGAAGTTTTTATAAATAGGTTAACAACAATATTAAAACGGATATAATAGAAAAGAGGTGATAAAATGAATAGAATAAATTATGAAGAAATAAAAGAATATATAGAAAATGAAGGGTATAAATTATTGACTTCTAAGCACGAGTATTTTGGTATGAAAACAAAGTTAAAAACAATTTGCCCCAAAGGGCATCGTTGGGAAGTATCTGCTGGGAATTTTAAACATGGTTTAAGATGTGCAGAATGTAAAAAAGAAAAGAAAAAAGAGCTACAATTTAAAGAAGTTAAAAAATATATAGAGAATGAAGAGTATGAATTATTAGAGACAAAATATATTAATAATTATACTCCTATGAAAATGAGATGTAATAAAGGACATATTTCCTTTATTTCATGGGCGAATTTTAAAAAAGGAAGAAGATGCTCTACTTGTTATAAATATAGAAAATTAACATATTCGGAAGTATTTAATTATTTTAAAAAATATGGATTTAAATTACTGTCTAAAGAATATATAAATGCTCATGAAAAAATGAAAGTAATGTGTCCTGAAGGGCATATATTTTTAATTTCGTATGCAAAGTTTTATAGTGGTAGAAGATGTCCGATTTGTAATTCTTCTACAGGCTCTCAAGAGATAACAAATATTTTAAATTCTTTTAAGATAAATTTTGAAAGAGAAAAAATATTTAAAGATTGTAAAGATAAAAGATATTTACCTTTTGATTTTTATTTGCCTGATTATAATTGTTGTATTGAATATGACGGAGAGCAACATTTTGAAATAAGCAGGACTTTTAAATTAACAGATAAAGACTTTAAAATTATAAAAAAACATGATGAAATTAAAAATAAATATTGTAAAAATAATAATATTAAATTGATAAGAATTCCTTATTGGGAGTTTAAAAATATAAAAGATATATTAATATCAAACCTATTTATAGAAAAACCTTCAACGACTATCCCTTCGGATGTTGAAATACATCAATAGGAGTACGGCTCAAGCGATTGGAGTGGGTGAGAATCCCTTAAACGGAAGTGGTAAACATCTCTTAGGAGATGAAGATATAGTCTCGACCTATATGAAAGTATAGGAAGTTTATAAGAGAACTGCATAGATGTAGCGAGTCTATGTGAAGATAACGAATAACGACTTAATAGACAAGAAATTTGGTACAGCTTTTGAATATTATGGCACTTTTGAAAATCAACCATTATTAAATGCTTATGAACCTCATGTAGAAGGGGAAAGAGCAGTTCCAATGGTTTCTAGTTATAGTTTTGATGTTGGTTTTGTACATTTTGTAGTGATTAATTCTAATACAGAATATATGTACCCAGAAGTAAATACAGATGAGTTTCTAAGAAAACAAATAGAATTCTTAGATGATGATTTAACTAAGGTTGAAGCAAGAGCGACTAAACCTAGATGGGTAGTTGTTACTTGTCATTTAAGTCCTTTTACAATAGTTAGAACTAAGAGATTGCAACAATGGATTCCTTATATAGAAAAACATAAAGTGGATTTTGTATTATGCGGCCATAACCATACTTATTCAAGAAGTATCCCACTATACACAGGATATAAAGGAGCGACATATGATTCTTCTACTAGAAAGTTTACACTTGCACCATATAACAATTATGTAGATGTTGTATCTACTGGCTCTACTCAATTAAAAATAGTAGATGAAAGTATAACAAGAACAGCCAATAAAGCTAATGGAACATATTACATAATGTGTCAGGCGACAGGTTATAAGCAAAAGGGTAAGGAAAAAGCTATTAATTTACCTAGTGGACAAAATTTATTAAAAACTGAAAATTCAAGTTCTATACATGACAATGGTAATGGTCAGCCTTGGTGGTACGCTTATACAGGTACTCTGCCAGTACAACCAACATACATTATGGTGGACTTTGGATATGATAAAGTCACATTTAATATGTATTATATTAAAGATGTACTTACTAAAGATTTAGAAGAAAAAATTACAGTAAATGATTTTGACCCTGCTAAGAATGAAAGAGTTTTATTTGATACGCTTACTGTTAATTATTCAGACAGAAATAAATAAGAGGTGATTAAATGCCTACAATAAGAAAATATAATAAAGAAACAGAGAAATATGAAAAAAGAGCTACCTCCGATGCGTTGGAGGTGTCTCTTTTAGATGTAGAAGGAAATTTTGAATCTGATAATGTAGAAGGTGCTTTAAGAGAATTAGGAGACGCTAAGGGGCAAATAGAAGTTAATAGAGGTATTATAGACGCTGTTAATTCTACTATTACTGACCATATTAAAAATCACCCAAGTGGTGGGGGTGGCGGAGGCACAATGCCTACTATAAGCACCGACTGGAACGAAACTTCTATTGACGGAGATAAAGACTTTACAATTCCTATTTATTTTACATCTCCAAATTTAGGAGAAGGTACTTTATATGTTTTAATTAATAATGTAGAAACATCTATACAGACAATTTCTCAAGGTAACAATACTATTAAAATACCTGCTTTAGGGAGTGGTAAAAAAAGACTTTCTATTTATGTAAAAGATAGAGGACAACTTATGTCTAATCAATTAACATGGGATATTGTTTGTGGTGGTATTAAACTAACTGTAACGATGAATACAGATATAGATTATACTCTTAAAGATAGAATATTATTAACTTACAATATAGACTGTGATTTACAAACTGATATAAATACGATTATTACTATTGATGGAACAGAATATACAGTTAAATCCAATAAAGGGTACAACTCTTATGAGATTAAGGGGTTAACAGTAGGGGTTCATAAAGTTGAAATATATGCAACTGCTGATGTTTATTCTACTCCTTCACAAGTATTTAATGTTATAATTGTTGCTACAGAACAATTATTTATAACCTCAACATTTGACACAACTAAACAATATGAAAAGGGTCAGCCTATGAATATTAATTACAGAGTCTCTATAGCAAACACAGATTATTATACTATTAATATGTATGTTGATGATTTTGAAAAACCTATTAAGACATTATCTCAACAACCCGGAAACTACTATTGGACTTTTACTCCTGAATTTGAGTTAGGAAAACATACTTTAAGAATAGAAGCTTATAACTCTGATAAGAGTAAAACTGCCACATTAGATTTGCCTTTTGAATTAGTTGCTTCTAGTTATCAAGCTATGGAATATGTTAGTACAGGTCTAATAGCTTCTTTCAATGCGAAAAATAGAACTAATTCAGATGTTGACAGAGGGTATTGGGTAGACGATATAAATGGATATATAGGAAGATTATATAATTCAAATTATGGTACTAACGGTTGGATAGACGGAGAATTAGTATTAAATGGTAACACATATGTAGAGATTGATATGACTCCTTTTAGCGAAAATGTAACTAGAGGATTCACTTTGGACATGGTATTTAGTGTGGAGGATATAGGTAATCCTTTAGCTAGAGTTATAGACTGCACAAGTCTTTCTGCTCCTTATCCGGGGCTATATGTTAATCCTTATAAGGCTAATTTGGCTACTGTATCTCATAAGACAGAATTAGATATAGGGCAAGGAGAAGATATACAGATTACTTTTATGATTGATAGGGTTTCTAAATTTGGTAAGGTATTCATCAACGGAGTATGTTGTGACCCATTCCAGTTATCAGATTCATCTTCTGGTAGCCAAATAATATATGAACAAATTAAACATGCAGAAAAAATATATTTAAACAGTGAAAAAGGGACAAGTAATTTTGGTTCTTGCAAAATAAAAAGAATAATGATGTATGAAAGAGAATTATCAGACGAAGAAGTTCTTCAAAATAGAATAGCAGATATGAAAATAGAAGAACAAGAAGAAGAATATAACAAAAACTATAACGATGCTTATATGCCTTGTATGTACATTTATGGAGATATAAGCAATATGACTTTAACAAATAAAAAAGAAGTTAGAATAAAATATGTTTCACCTAATGCTGATTTATATGGGTCATCTTTTGAATATCCTAGATGTAAAATGTATTGGCAAGGGACTTCTTCTATTCAATATGCTAATAAGAATTTTAATATAGAATTAGGAGATAGTGACGGAAACCAAGTATTTTATACTCCTTTTAAGAATGGTATTTTAGAATATTTATTCTGTTTAAAATGTAATCAAATGGAATCTTCTAATGTTATGAATACAGGGTCTGCTATGTTTGTTAATGACAACTTATATGTAGAAAAGAATCCTGCCCAATTAAAGAATGATAAGGTTAGACAGGCTATCGAAGGCTTTCCTATGCTTTTATATATAAATGATGAATTTGTTGGACTGTATGACTTCAACTTAGATAGATATAGTTATCGTTCTTATGGGTATAACTTATTCGATAAGTGTTTAGCTTATGAAGTATCAGCCAACTCTGACACAACAGCAGGTGCTTTTAATTCTTGGACTTCTTCTAGTGGTAAGACAGAACAAAATTATTATGCTTCTGACTTTGAATGTTTATATCCTCCAAGTAGACAAAATGGTAATGACAACTTTGCAGAATTAAAAACATTAGTTGATTTCGTAAGTGGTGCAGATGAAGATTTATTTAAAGAACAGTTTGATACTTATTTTGATAGACAGTCTGTATTTAGATATTATTTATTTGTACAAGTATTCGGGGGAATAGATTCTCTGGGAAAAAATATGAAAATAGTTACATTTGATGGTGTAAAATGGTATTTGCAAGTATATGACTTAGATAGTTTAATGGGATTAGACAATACTGGTGCATTAACGTTTGATGTTGACATAGAAGTTGAAAGTGGAGTATTTAATACATCTAATTCTAAACTATGGAGTAAAATTAGACTTTATTTTGCTAATGAATTAAAACAAGAATATATTAATATGAGAAATGGTGTATTCACACTTGAAAATATGTATAAATATTTCTACGATAATCAGATGGATAAAATACCTGTAAGATACTATAATAAATCTACTGAATATAAATATTTAAGATTTGGTGCAAAATATTTATATGCCTGTCATGGTAATAGATATTTCCAAATAAAAAGATGGCTAAAAGAAAGATTGTTATATTGTGATACTTTATTTGGATATGAACCTTCTACCTCTAACTTTGTTACTGTTCGTTGTAATAAACAAGGTAAGGTTTCGATGGACATATCGACTTATAGTCCTATGTATTTATCTGTAAAATGGAGAGACGAAGCAGATGGCAGCGGAACACAAACGTTAAAAATACCTAGAAATAAATCAGTTAAATTTAGTTATACAATTCCTACTGCTACAGATCAGGAAGTTATTATATATGGAGCAGAATACATCAAGTCTTTAGGAGATTTAAGTACTTGCAATCCAACTCACTTACTTTTATCAAATGCTACGAGAATAAATGAGGTAATATGTAGAAACAGTTCAAAATTAGTAAATGCAGAAATAAATGGTTGTGACTATTTACAAAAAATAGATTTTAACGGCTGTTCTAATTTAGGTAGTTTAACCAGTTATCAGGTTATGGAATTAGCTACCTGTCAAAACCTGAAATATTTAGATATAAGAGGAACAAAAATGACAGGGGTAAACTTTGATAATAATGGTGGTAACTTAGAGGAAATATATCTTCCTAAAACAATAACATCATTATACTTGAGAAACCAATATGCTTTAAAAATTGTAGGTTTAACAAGTGTTAGTTGGTATTCTCCTTATCACACAGAAGCTTTAAGTGGAGCAAGTGATATAACATCGTTTACATTAATTAACTGTCCTTTAGTAGAAAGACTTACTTCCCGTACAGATATAAATATGAACGGATGGAATCAAACATTTTATGATTTTAATGGGAATAAAAGAAGTGGAGATACATTAGGGGATTATGAAGATGCTACTAAGTATAGACAAATGGCACTCTTTGGGCTAGGGCTATGTAATGCAACTTCTATCCATATAGAAAACAGTATGCTATCTACTAAATATATGTCTTTTAGATTTAATTATAGACTAGAAGAATTAACCTTAAAATATTTACCTAATCTTCAAGAATTAACTATTGGTGAAACTCAAACAGGGCACGTATGGAATTCTACAGATGATATGTGTGGTTCTTTTGATTTTAATAATATCAATATCACAGAATGTCCTAATATAAAAACGTTTAGAATACATCAATATGATGAGAGAGAAACTAAATGGTTTAATAGTGGAACTAATATAATAGATTTAACTAAGTTTGAAAATCTTGAAACATTTACTTGCAATATTACAACTCAAGACCTAGATACAATACTCCTTCCTTCTACATTAAAAACAATATGGATTAAACTTATGTGCGGATTTACTACTGCCGAATACCCAAATAAATGTTCAAAAGCAAAATGTACTTTAAAGAATATATATTTTAAAGAAGACCATCCAAACGGATATGAAGGAATAGATTTTGGAAATAGAGAATTAACAGAGTTATGTTTATCTGGAGTAATTCAATCAACAGGAATTATTAAAGGAGTAAATACTAAAAATATCTATGTTAGTCCTGTATTTAATAATATGGATGAAAAAGAAAGAGGCTCTGAATTATATCCTCAAGTAAAAGTTCAGGGTAAAATAGACTTATCTAATTATAATTGGACGGAAGCATACTGGTGGTTTACAAATGTTGATTTTACTTCTGACAATTTAGAATTCGTTATGCCTAATGACTGGGATTATCTAATAGATACTCGTTTGAAAAGAGTAAGGGGCATGTTCTTTGATTGTAAGAATTCTGATTTTACTTGGGAGTTTGCAGGTAGATTCTTTAAGTTATTACAAAATAGAGATGACTTAGGAAGAACTTATAAATATGCAATACTTCAAGAACAATCTTCTTATGAAGAACAGGCGGTTACAATAGAAAATAATTATGATATAGCAGATTATAACTATGGAGACACACCTTTTGTTGGTTCTAACCTTAAATATATTAGAGAATGTAATTTTAAAGGAAATGCTATAGCATATGGTACTTTCAGAAATTCAAATCTTGTAAAAGTTGGAACAATTACTTGTAGTGGCTCAAATGTATGGTGGAGTTCCGAAAGTTTATTCCAAAACAGTAAAAACTTAGAAGAAGTAGAGTGTATCAATATGACTGGAGCTAATAGTACTACAAACTGGTTTGCTAGTTGTCCTAAATTAAAAAGAGTTGGAACAGTAAATGTAAATGCTAAGAATATAAATCAAATGTATGCTTATTGTCCTCAGCTAACAGAATTAGCATTACCTACTTTAACTAATTTAGAGAGAATGAGTGGGTTTGTTAGAGGGTGCACTTCTTTAACTGAATTACATCTTAATGAAATAACAGAAAACACTCCTTTAGAATATATGGACTGGGCATTTAGAGATTGCCCTAATTTAACTTCTGTAACTATTGGAGGAACTACTCTACCCCCAACATTGGTAACAATGGAGGGAGCGTATTATGGAGATAAAAAGCTTACAAAAGTAATTCCTTTACCTAATGATTTTAGTAATAAATGTAGTATGCGTTCTTGTTGTTATGGTTGTTCTTCATTAACAGATGATAATATATATAAAACTCTTCCATATAATGTAAGTAATATGGATTATATTTATTATGCTTGTCATGGATTGACAAATCCGTCTATAGTAGTCAATTCTGACAGAACAAGTTCTCAATCTTGTTTTGAGGGGTGTGCAAACATAAAATCTGTTAGAGCAGAATTTAATGGTACATATTCTTATGGATTTAATAATTTCTGTAATAACTGTGGAGAACTCACAGATGCTTATATTAAATTCCCTTATTCTCTATATTTTAATGATGATGCACAGACTTGCTCTGAAAATGGGAATATATTTGCTTATTGTAAAAAGCTTATAAACGTAGAGTTGAATATGACTAGATTAGAAAGTAAATCAGATTTTAGAGCAATGTTTAGACAGGATAAATATATAGAATCTATAAAAGGATTTGATTTAAGCAATCTTCATAGAGATGATAGAAGACCAAATGATAACGCTTGGTATTTTACTTATGATACATCTTTTGAATTTATGAAGGATTGGGTATTTGCGACAGACGAAAATGGTAATACTAAAAAATTAACAAATTCATATAAGATGTATAATTTAGAATTAACTCCTGCTGCTACTATAGAATCTCTTATGAATGGGTTAGGAACAGTACAAGCAGAAACATTAACATTAGGTCAAGCAACCTTAAATAGGCTATCGGAAGAACAAAAAGCTAATGCAGTAGCAAATGGTTGGACTTTAGCGTAGGTGATTATATGAATAATATAGAAATAATAGAAAAAAAAGGTTATAGAATATTAAGACCAAAAGAGGGTTATATCCTTTATAAAGATGGAGAAATCTTTGAAGGAGATGTGATACTAGGAGTCAATGCGACTCCTAGTGCTTATTCTACTATAGAGGATGTAAATTATAAAGAAATACAAAAGAAAATTGAAGAATTAGACCCTCTTAAAGAATTAAAAGAACAGAGAATTGAGTTGAGCAAAAATAATTTAGCACAATATCTTAAAGATAATCCATTATTTTCTACTGTTAAGTATGAAGAAGGAAGATATTATAATGTGACAATGGAGAAACAACAGTTGTTAACAAGTACTTTGCTTTCATATCAGTTAGATAATATCTTTGGAACAGAATCAAACTTGAAATGGAATGACACCAAAAATGTATGCGAACCTTATTCTTTTGAACAGTTAGGGAGATTGTCTAAAGAAATAAAATTATATGTTGAGCCATTAGTAGAAAAACAACAACAAATGGAAGTTAATATTAGAAATTGCAAAACAGAAGAAGAAGTGTTTAGTATTAAATTAGATTTTGAAGGAGTTGATTAGATGAAAGAGTTAATTGATTATTTTAATGAAAAATATACTAAAAAGAAAGAGTATATTTGTAAAGATTTAAACCCTATTAAATTATTAAATAGCGATGAATACGATAATTTTAGGGGTGAAGCTGGTTTAATAATCCTACAAAAACTTCAATATTATCCATTATTTAAAGTGCCGAAGATAAAAAATAATAGACCAGCATCTATTGGTTATATTTTAAAAACGGATAATGAAGAATATAAAGGGAGCATGAAACAAGTTGTAAGAAACGGGCATAAACTAAATGCATATAGCAATCCTTATATTAGAATTGCAATAAACGGAGACGAGGTTGCTTTAGATAAAAATAATATATCTATAAACGTAAATAACTGTTCTTTAACATTATATATAGATTCTCCTGAGCTACCTAAATTAGAATATCCTAAAAATAAAATGGATATGTATAGAGCGTTAAATTTTATAGAGGCAGTATGCTATTCTATTTATGACATTAATTTATTTGGGCTTTTTAATGAGGCAATGAATGATATCTTCTCCCCTAATAATATAGATGAAATTGATTTATTTTTAGAAAATTCTCTATTTTGTGTTGGTTTTAACATTAGAAACAATGCTTATTTTGTAAACCCTGATAAAGATAATTACTATACAATATTAGATGCAATCAAAAAAGGAAAAGCAATATATAAAGATTTAGAGACACCCCTTGTTAATTGGAAGATAAATAAAGAAGAAAAAGTAATATATTTAGGAGAGCTAATGGCTACCGAAAAAGGTTTAGGACTACCACCAAACTAGAAAGGAGTTTAAAATGAACGAATTAATTAAATTATATAACAATAAATATTCTAAAATAGAATATCCAAAAACTAAATTAGATTTTTACTATGTTTATTTATTTTTACAAAATAAAATAAATGAATATGATGATGGTGAATTAAGAAAATTATTTGAAAAAATAGAAATTCCAAAACCAACAACTCTTAAAGAATTGGATATATATAGAGAGTGTGTTGACTTTATTAATGGTATTAGAATTTCTAAAACAGGAAACAAAAGTACTCATTCTCTTAGTGATACTTTCTATAGATTGGGGTTTCATGAAGTTTATGAAGAAAATGGATATTTATATTATTATCTTGAAGGGGGAATGGAGTAATGAAAAAAATAATAGATAAATATAATGAAAAGAATCTTTTACCATTTCCACTGCCATATCCAAAAACAGATTTACAAATATTAAAAACATATAAATTTTTATCTATGATTCAAGATGATGAAATACAAAAAATGTTAAAAGATATTAAATTGCCTAAAATAGATTCTTGGAAAGATTATTTTTCTTTAAATGAAGATGGGAACGAATATTATACTATAAGTGTGCCAAAAGAAACAAATGAGTGGGAAAATGAAATAGACGAGATAGAAGAAGCTATAAGAAAAGGTAAGATTATTCTAGTAGAAAACGATGAGGGTATAATATGTACTGCTGAAAGTGTGGAAATAAAATTGGAGACCAAAAAGATACAGATTACAACTAAAGATTCTGATTATGGGAATATGGGACCCGTATAAAGAACTAATTAAATTAATTAAACACTTATAAATAATTTAGAGTAGGGGTTGCCCTACTCTTTTTTTAATATAAAGGAGATGGTTTTATGGTATCAAAACCAAAAATGATAGAAAGTTTTATTACAAAAAATAAATATAGTAGACCCGGAACAAAACGTTCAAGAACTACTAAAATAGCATGGCATTATACTGGTGCGCATGATGTATCTGCTAAAGCAACCATGAATTACTTTAAAAACTTAGCAACAACACATACAACTTATGCAAGTTCTCACTTTGTATGTGGACTTGATGGAGAAATATATTATATAGTTCCTATGAGTGAAATAGCATATACAACTAACAGTGCAAACTATTATTCTATCGGTATAGAATGTGCAACTACTGGAACTGATGACCATTATTCAGATAAAGAATACGTGTCTATGGTTAAATTAGGAGCTTGGTTGGCTCAATATTACGGATTAGACCCTAGAAAAGACTTTATAAGACATTATGATGTAACTAGAAAGGTATGCCCAAGATACTTTGTTAATCATAAAGATAAATGGAATCAGTTTAAATTAGATTGCTATAATCTTAAAGAAGGTAAAATAAAAGTATCTGATATTGTGAATTGTACTAATGGAAAAAAACATACTTCTAAAGTCCCTAGTACTACAACTAAAAAACAATATTTAAGAGTGCTTCAAGATGTTAATGTGCATAGCACTCCTGACTTTAAGTCTAGTTCTGTTTGTGGTAAAGCAGAAAAAGGAGAAGCACTTACTATTGTTAAAAAGATAGAGAGAGCAGGAACAGATATGTATCTAGTGAAGGCAGGTTATTATATAACTGCTAGTAGTAAATATGTAGAAGTATTTGAAAGATAGGTGATTAAATGAATGAATTAATTAAATATTTCAACACAAATTATGGGAAAGAGTATGGTAAAATAGCATACCCTAGAACAACAATCCAAATATATCAAGCATATCAGTCGATTAAAGATTGCAATATATCAGATATGCATTTAATTTCATTGCTTAAAGAATGTATTTTACCTAAACCTAAAAATATAACTGAAAGAGAATTTTATTCTGAATGTTTAAATTATGAGGACGAAACGTTAAACAAAATGCTTTATTATGGATTGGTTTCAGATGTTTTAATGTTATCTGATGGAACATATTTATCAGATGAAAATAATAAGTTAATAGAACTTTAGGAGATGATACAATGAATGATTTAAGAACAAAAGTAACAGATTTACCATTATTAGAAGATAAAGAACAAGTTGACACTGTGTTAGCTTTAGGTAAAGACGGTAAGATGTACAGAATTGATGGAAGTAACATTGGCAAAGGAGATAATTTAACTCCTATAAAATGTCGATATGAAAGTTATGGTGATTATTGTGAACTAAATATAGAAGATGCAGACGTAATAGACAATCTTTTAAAAACAGGTGGAGTGATTCATATTTTTGTGGCTTACGGACGTTTTTCGTTCGAAGATATTAAATTAAACCTTGCTCAAACACCAACGTCTCCCGATTCGCCTCGAGCAGTAAACCCACAGAGCCTTTCTGCTCTTTCATATAAGCCTGATGGTAATTACTTATTATATGACGATACTTTAATAGGAGTTTCTTTTACTCAAGTGGATTTAAATTCTGTATTGGTTTTAGAGCTTTGTGATAATAGTAAACACGCAGCTCCTTCGGCTTTAGAAACTTCTTATAAATATTCTTTAAAATTTTATATGGTTGAAATATCCGATATTCAAGAAGCGTTAGAAGAATTATCTAAAGAAAACGTAAATAAAAATTTAGATTGTCTTCAAAATTATGATTCTCCTAATGATATAGTATATGGGCATTTTATAACTTCTGAAGTTAAGCCTGATATAATTTTAAATGTTTTTATAGAAAATAAACCTGCATTAAGCCAACCTCGTTTAATAATAGCCGAAGGGGAAAGTTAAGGTGATTTTATGTTAAATGAAGATATATTATTACAAGAATTAAAAAAAGATTTTGATAAAACTTTGGATCAGGTAGATAAAAAAATTAATACAGATATTTATAATATATTACCTTGTTATATGAAAAAGAAATTAATTTTAAAAATAACAAAAGAAGAATTAATAAATGGGACATATAGCTTGAATAATAGTTCTCGTTATATTAATTTGAATAAACATTTAGAAATCGACATAAATAAAAAATATTATATAAAATTTTTAAATCAAGAATTTTCTACACATTTACAATCAAGTCCTTATGGGATAATGATTGGATATGAAGATTCGGTCGGAGAAATTTATATATATCCTAATTTATATCATGATGCAGAACAACATAAAGAAATAACAAACAAAGAATATTTTGAAATAGATTTAATAAGCGGATATATTAATATTGAAACAGACTTAGAAATATATGAAGTCACAGAATTTAAAAAAATAGATACAAATTTAATGCCTGAAAATATTTATTTAGAAAATAAAGATAGCAATATATCAATTTCTCCCGATGGAATTAGTTTAGACAAATGTTTTAGATTTTATAAAAACTTGTCATGTTTAAACATTTATAAACCTATATCTTTTTCAAGCGTTATAAATGATAATGACGATGATGATATTTTAGTTAATAAAAAATATGTAGATTCTAAATCCAAAAATTATACACTAAGAGAAGTGTTCGATAGTAGCATAAGTAAATCTACTATTGACGATTTCTTTGCCAATTCTTTTAAATCTACACATACATGGATTATAAACAACGCACAAATAAATGAATTGGCTTATCTAAATATGGACTACTATCTCCAAATAAACAGAGGAAGAACTTATAAATTATATCATTCTTATAGAAATGATTCAGAGTATCTTCATGCTTCAACAGTTATATATATTGATAAAGAAAAAGATTTAAAATTATACATATATGTAGTAGCAAGTAAAGAAAATACAAAACTCGTATTTGAAAAAAATAAAACTACAGTTTTTAATTGTACCTGCGAAAGCGTATTTCATCCTCTTAGTTCTGCTTTGTCAATACAATTATATGAAATAGATAAATCCCTTGAAATTAAAGATGGGGCATATCTACCATCAAATGCAACAATTTCTGATTCGCTTCAAGTAGGTACGAATTATGATAATTCTAATGGAAAAATTCAAGGAGATAGAAGTATTTCTGTCGGAGAAAGAACGGTTGCTCGTGGGGCTAATAGTGCTGCCATAGGAACATGTGTAGAATCAGATTCAACAGGACAACTTGTTTTTGGAGCATATAATGACATAAATAAAAATCAAAGATACATTATGGTTGTAGGAAATGGGACAGGAGAATCTCATCGTTCTAATGGATGCACAATAGATACAAACGGTAATGGATGGTTTAAAAAAGATGTTTATGTTGGAGGTAATAATCAAGATGAGGGAAATAAATTATTAAGTACAAAAGATATATCATTTAATGAGAATGGAGAATTGGTAGTAACCATAAATGGTGTAACAAAAATATTTGTACCAAAATCAGAGTAGGATAAATTCCTACTCTTTTTTTATTAAATATAAAGGAGATGTGAAATATGAGTGATAAAAACAAACCCAAGAAGAAACGTAGTACTAGGAAATGGGTAATACCTTTAGTAATCACATCTATATTTGCTTTTACAGGTATTGCGATATGGCTACAATATGCTACTAACACAGAGTTATCTTCAACTTTAATAACTTGTTTCTACGGATTTTGTGGTGGTGAGCTTTGGTTATTAGCATCTATCACAAAAACAAAAACAAAGAATAGTAATAGTGAAAATATAAATACTGATGATTCAGAAGGAGAGGAATAAAAATGGATGTTCAAACTATTTTAATATTATTTATAATAGCTATAGCTGTTATATATGCAGTATACAAATTTATTAGTTTAAGTAAAGAAAGACAAGTAGAAAATATCAAACAATGGCTTATATTTGCCTGTCTTGAAGCCGAAAAAATGTTAGGTAGTAAAACAGGCAAAGTGAAATTAAGATATGTGTATGATTTATTTGTTAGCAAATATAAATTTATATCTTGTCTTATCCCATTTGATACTTTTAGTAAATGGGTAGATGACTCATTAATAGACATGAGAAATATGATAAGCACTAATAAAGCTATCAAAAAGATAGTAGAGGGTGATAATTAAATGAATGAATTAATCAAATACTTTAATAAAAATTATGGGAAAGAATATGGAAAAGTTTCTTATCCAAGAACAACAATTCAAATATATAGAGTGTATCAAGCTATAAAGAGTTACGGTATAGATGATGAAAGGTTGATAAGTTTATTACACGATATTAAACTTCCTAAGCCTAAAACAATAGAAGAAAAAGAATTATATGCCGATTGTTTGTACAATATAGACGATAGCGAAATAAAAAATCAATTATCAAATATCACTGGAAGAATGCAAGACCCTAATCCCTTTAATTTATTTGTAGACAATACCTGTGAAAAAAAATGGGAGTCTAATAAATATGTTTATAAAAGTCGCATTAGCGAAGAATTTAAAAATAGCATTGCTAATAACGAAAATTTGTCAGGGAAACTTTTCTTTGCAAAAGTAAATTTAAAATATAATTCTGTAAATGAAGAAACATATTCTTTTGAGGGGAAAATGAGATATGTACCTGATGATGTCTCTTCATTCATTCTTTATGCTAATGAAATTCCTTCCGAATTAGACAATGCATATATATGTGTAAGTTTGTCAGAAGATATAGCCACGCTTACTTTTCATTTTTCTAAAAAACATTCTGCAATAATTTTTAGTGATGTATTAGATGGAAAAATAGAAATAATTATAATGAATGATATAATAGATACGAATAATATTTTATTTAAAAACTCTCCAATAATTGAGGGGAATATAAGTATGGGCAGAGCTAAAAATTCAGAAGCAGGTTCATATAGTGTAGCACTTGGTTCTAATGTAAAAGCTTCAGGCAATTATTCGTTTGCAGAAGGGGTAGGGACAGAAGCGATGAGTATGGCTGCTCACGCAGAAGGGTCTAATACAAAAGCTTGTAGTGCGTATTCTCATGCAGAAGGTTGGTTTACTGTAGCTACAACACCTTATCAACACGCTCAAGGTAAATATAATATAGAAGATTATACTAACGAGTATGCTCATGTAGTTGGTAATGGTACGAAAGATAAGCGTTCTAATGCTCATACATTAGACTGGGAAGGTAATGCATGGTATGCAGGGCGAGTAGAAGGCACTAACTTACCATATGTTGTTTCTAGTAAAGTATTAACTACTGTGCCTGCTAGTGATATAAAATTAAATGATGAAATTACTGTAAACAATATTTCTATTAATAAAGATAGAAAATATTATATTGAATTTTTAGGTAGTAAGAACTTATGTAATGTAGTAATAAGTGAAATCGGTAATCAATTTACGTGTGTTATAGGCAATTATGTGATACAAGGAATGATTTTTTCATCTAATTTAATGCTAGGTGTTTATAAAATGAGTGCAGATGATACTGCTATTGATACTTTTACTGACTTAGTTGTTTATGAAGAAGAAATTAAATGTTTAGATAATAAATATTTAGAAAATGATTTAAGAGTACAAAATAGTATAAGTTTAGGAAGAGTGGGAAATATAGGAACAGAAAGTAGTGCTATAGGAATGGATGTACGAGCTACTGGTATGGCATCACACGCAGAAGGATATGGTGCTATAGCTTCAGGTAATTTTTCTCATGCCGAAGGTAGTTTTACTAAAGCGTTATGTGAAGATTCTCATGCTGAGGGTTCTAATACAATAGCCTCTTCAGATTATCAACACGTTCAAGGCAAATATAATATAGAAGATACTAATAATAAGTATGCACACATAGTTGGTAATGGTGAAGATGGAAACACTAGAGCTAATGCACATACATTAGACTGGGAAGGTAATGCATGGTATGCAGGAGATGTATATGTCAAGGGAGATAATCAAGATAATGGCAAAAAATTATTAAGTACTAGCGATATATACTTCAATGAGAACGGAGAATTAGTAGTAACTATAAATGGTGTAACAAAAACATTTACACCTAAAGCATAGAAATTAATTGAAAAGGGGTAATTAATTTAAGGAGTTGATTAAATGAATGAATTAATAAAATATTTTAATGAAGAATATAGTAAAGAATACGGAAAGGTTTCTTATCCTAGAACTACTCTACAAATATATAGAGTATATCAAGCTATAAAATCTTATGGAATAAATGATGATAAATTGGTTGAGTTGCTACATAACGTAAAATTACCTAAGCCTAAAAATACAGAAGAATGGGAGTTATATGTTTATTGTTTATATAATATGGATGATAGTGAATCAGAAAGAAAGATTAAAGATATTTCGAACAAACTAGAAATACTTCCTGTAAAAAATACACATCAGGTTATCCGAGATGGAGTACCAGTTTCTCAACAAAATATAACTTTAGATGGAAATAACTATAAAGCATATATATTTAATGACGAACAAATAACAATACCAGACAGCTTAGTATTAGAAGATTTTGAAAATAAGTTTTTAGCCATAGCTTCTCACTCTAAAGGAGTGTTAAATGCCGTCATTTCATATAATGATGGTGTAAATGATATAACAAAAGAAATAGAATTGACACGTGACGAAAATTTTACTTCAAACTATTTTGATTATAGTGACTATACTGAATCTAGTATATTGAATATAACATTTGGATTTGACTATGGTATTAACAAATTTTTTATATACGTTTATTATATGAAACAACCTATGAAATCTCCGATTTTTTATGAGGTGAAAAAAGTTTCACTTTCATATTCGTATATTACCAACTTACTAGATGACGATTATTTAAAAAGTATTGATTATTCTAAAATTAATAATGTCCCTTATAAGTTAACTGCTCTTGTAGAGGGTTCAACAAAAACACTAAAGACTGGGGAATATGCATCTTTATTCGATAATTTATTTATTTGGGATGCCAATAAAATAAATGAACGATTAGATGATACAAGTGGAGTAAAAAAGAATGAATATTATGAGCATAATATAAAAGTTAAACAAAAAGATAGTGAAGGAATAGGTTACGGTCAATATATTCCAGCCGAGTCCATGTCTGAATATAAATTATTTATTAAAGCTGGTCCCGATGTTATAGTAAGGGTTTACCAACATAAAACAAAACAATTATTAAATAAAATAAAAGATTTCCCTCTTGGAGAATACAAAGAAATTATGGTAAGAGACGGCTTAAATAGAAGTGACGGAATATTTATTGCTTTTACTGTCAAAGATGATGTAACAGATTTTTATGCTAATACTTATGTTAGTGATTTAGTTTTATGTAAATCAGATGGATTTTTAACTAAACAAGAAGTAGATAATAAAGTTGATAAAGTAAATGGAAAAGGATTGTCTACTGTAGATTTTACTACTGCTTATGAAACAAAACTTAAAAAGCTAGAAAACTATAATGACACTACTATTAAAAAAGATATACAAACAATTAATACACAATTAGGAGATATTGCGAAAAAAGTAGAACAAGGTGGAAGTATAGATTTAACGGATTATGCAAAAAAGAATGAAATTCCCAAATCAGCAAGTGATGTTGGAGCAGATGCTACTGGAACAGCTACAACAAAAGTAACTGAACATAATACCTCAAATGTTTCTCATAATGATATTAGATTACTTATTACAAATTTAACTAATAAATTAAACGCTCTTGCTGATTCAGACGATACAACATTAGACCAATTATCTGAAATAGTTACATATATTAAGAATAATAAATCATTAATTGACGGAATTACTACAAGTAAATTAAATATTTCAGATGTAGCAGATAATTTAACTACAAACATTACAAATAAAGCCTTGTCAGCTAAACAAGGCGTAGAATTAAAGAAATTAATAGATGCAATAACTGTTCCTACTAAAGTTTCTCAATTAATAAATGATAGTAAATTCTTAACATCTGTTCCAGCAGAATATATTACAGAAGACGAATTAAATACCAAAGGTTATTTAACTAAACATCAAGACATAAGTGGCAAAGTAGATAAAGTAGAAGGCAAAGGATTATCTACAGTAGATTTTACTACTGCTTATGAAACTAAACTTAAAGGATTGTCTAATTATAATGATACAATTATTAAAAACAATATAGATGCTATAAATGCTAAAATAAACACTATGTTCTCATTTAATAATAATGGAGAATTAGTTGTGACAATAGGAGAAGTATCTAAAACATTCGTACCAAAATCAGAGTAGGATTATTCCTACTCTTTTTAAAGGAGTTGATTAAATGAATAAACTAATTGAGTTTTTCAATGAAAAGTATGGAGATAAATATGGGAAGATTCCTTACCCAAGAACAACAATGCAAATATATAGAGTATATCAGTCTATAAAAAGTTATGGGATAAAGGATGAAGAGTTAGTTAAATTATTGCATAATATTAAATTACCTAAACCAAAATCTATAGAAGAAAAAGAGTTGTATACAGATTGTTTATACAACAAAGATGATAGTGAAATGGTAATAGATACAAGTAATTTAATTTCCAAAGAAAACCCTGTATTTACTGGTAGTATAAGTTTAGGAAGAAAAGAAGGAACTACTGTTGGTGAAGGTAGTTATGCAGTTGGAGCATCTGTCACAGCCTCAGGTGCATTTTCACACGCTGAAGGGTTTTTTACAGATGCATCAGGTTCTGATTCACATGCAGAAGGTTACAGTACAAAAGCATCAGGTTCTAAATCTCATGCAGAGGGCTTCAATACAACGGCTTCAGGACAATCATCACATGCAGAAGGTGTGTCTACAAGTGCTTCTGGTGATTATTCTCATGTAGAAGGGTGCGGTACTATTGCTTTAGGCGACTACCAACATGTACAGGGTAAATATAATATAAAAGATACTAAAGGTAAATATGCACATATAGTTGGTAATGGTTCTGATGCAGATACACGTTCCAATGCACACACATTAGATTGGAAAGGTAATGCTTGGTATGCAGGTAAGTTATCTCAAGAAGGTACGCCTACTGAAGATAAAGATTTAGTTACTAAAAAATATGTAGATGATAAAACTTCTAGTTTACCTCAATTTTCATTTAACGAAAATGGTGAATTGGTTGTTACGATAAATGGAGTTAGTAAAACTTTTGTACCTAAAAGTTAACAATAAATAAAAGGAGATGATTAAATTGGAGATAAAATGAAAGTTAGAGAAGGGGAAGATGGGGGTATTCTTATCCCTATACATCACCTGATTTAGTAACAGAACAAAATGGAGAATCAAATACTAAAGAAAATATTAACGGCATAATTTTTAAATATAATAAATATTTTAATATATAAATGCGAATAATATAGATAAGTTATTCTATTTGTATTATTTATGGATTACCCTCTAGTCTTATGGCTAGGGGGGTTTTTTTTATTTATAGTCCATTTTAAGTGGAAAATTTTAAAAAAGTAGTTGTATTTTTGTAATATTTATCATATAATAATATCAGAAAGAACAAAGAGTCCACTTTAAATGATATGGAGGGTTAATATGAATAATGTAAGTATATGTAGTGCCGACATAGGCAATATCACAAGTATCTTTATGGGAGATAAGAATAATGACATTTTAATAATTGAAAGTAGAATAGAAAAATATTCTACGATTAAAGAACTTGGAGATAATGAAATATTTGAGACAGATGAAAAATGGATAGTAAATCAAGGAGAATTTAAAAACGAACATTTAAAATTTAAAAAAGATAACTTCTTTAATTTACTTTATTATGGATTGGCTAAAGTAAGTAAAAATAATAGAATTAAACTTGTATTAGGAATTCCAGCAGGACAATATAATGAATACAGTCAAGAATTAAAAGCATTAATAAAACAAAATAATATGAAAAAGATAACTCTTGGATCAGGTAAAGATAGAGGAACTAGAACAATTTATATTGAAGATGTGATAATTCGTCCTGAAAGCTATGGAATTAAAAATTTAAAGTCCGTAAATAAGGCACAAGTAGAAGCAAAAACTCTTATCGTAGATATAGGTGGGGGAACAACAGATATAGCTATATTTAATGAGAAGAATAAATTTATAGATGGAGAATCTTTAGACATAGGACTATTGGAGTTGTATCATAATGTAAAGAAATATATCTCTATGAAGTATTGTAAGATTAGTCTTGAAGATGCTAAAAAAGTATTTGACGGAGAAATTAAAATGATTAATATACAAGATTATTCTTTTCTTAAAGAGTTTCAAGATGACTTTATGAATAAATTATTAAATGAATTTAAAGGGAGTTTTCCAAGTGCTATTTCATGTAATTTGATTCTTGCAGGAGGTGGGGGAGAAATAGGTATTGACTACTTTAAAAAAGAATATCCTCAAACTATCTTAGTAAATGATATTGGAGTAAATGCAAAAGCCTTTCGTTTAATGGGGTTAAAGAAATGGCAAAAATAAAAGAGATTAGAATTAGATTTTATGAAAATGAAATAGCACTATATGACTATGTAATCTCTAAAAGAAGTGCATCAGGGTTTCTTAAAGATTTAGCAGAAGTAGAAAGGAAACGTGAACAAAATTATGTAAACAACAATATAAATATAGATATGTTATTGGGGAAAATAGCAGGATTAAATACTTCTAATAGTATACAAAAATCTTCTCAAATAGAAAATGAAGTAGAGAATAATTTAGACGATTTTATAGATAATTTTGATGATGAGTTTGATGATTGACAAACCGTTTACAATATTGTATAATATAAATATAGTTCGATATTTTTATATATATGACCACCGTAACCCTAATTATAAGCTCAACTTAATAGTCTTATTACGGTGGTTATTTTATTAAAGGAGGAAATACAAATGGAGGAAAGAAATCCTTATGAACTCCCTATTGTTCCTCGACAACATCAGATTAAAGTAGAGGAAGCTAGAGAATTAAGGCTTATTGATTTATTTATTGATGAAGGGAATCACGAGAAGCAACTAAGTAGAGCAGACCTTATACTTATTTATTCCCTATATGAAGATGGATTAAAGGAATTTTTAGATGATTATTTGGACTATGTAGAGAGAGAAGTAGACACAAAGGGATATAAAGTTGTTAATAAACCTCACTTCTATCTCAAATCAACAGTAGGATAATCACTCTTAATAGGGTGATTATTTTTTTTTATATATTTTTAATAAAAAGTGTAATATTTTCCATACTTTTTCATATAATGAAGTAAAAGGAGGGGAAAATAATGAAAGGAAATAAAACAGTCATACCTATAAGTTTTAAAAATAATATGGAGGATAAATTATTATTCTCTTGGCTAGAAGATAAATTTGAAGAATATGGTAATAAAAGTAATTATATAAAATATATTTTAAGAAAACAAATGTTATCTGAATCAAATCAATTTACTCAAAAGGTCAAATAGCATTGCAAGTCCAAACCAAAATAAAGCTTCACTCATTTTTTGTCACCTCGGTTATTCATAATTATATTGTTAGTGTTAACTAAAAGGGGGATATTATACATGAAATCTTATACTTTTAAGGAATACAAACAAATGACAGAGAATAAATATACGACTATAGAAAAATGCTTAAATATCTTAAAGAAAAATAAAAAAGAATATAAAAAAATGGTTATACTAATAGCAATATTAATGCATAAAGGATTATTTTGTTATGCAGCTACTACGGAAGCAGAAATATCTAATGTAGCAACACAAATTTTAAATCTACTAATGATATTCGCACGATATGGATGTATGTGCATGGGTATAAAAAGTATTATAGAAAATGCACTACAGGGAGCAAACTTCCGCCAAGCTACTAACTCAGGTGTTCAATATTTTTTAATCTATATACTTTTAACATTCTACCCAAAATTATTTACAATGATTAAATTATAGGAGGATTATTATGGAAGAGAAAATAGATAAATTAATAGGCGTCATAGATAAATTGACAGATATAGGAGATAATCTTTTACATCCAATAGAGTTTTTACAAGAAACTGGTTATAAGTTATTAGTGGCTATACAAGATTATTCGTTTAATATATGTCTAGTCGCAGGATTTATTGCTCTTATATTATATGTGTTCGGTTATGACAAAGGGAAACGTTGGGCGTTTGTTATACCTTGCATATATTTAATTTTAAACATTATAGTAGGAGTCCTTACAGGTGCTTAAAAGTATACCTATCTCAAAATACTTTGAGATTAAAAATCAAGAATATATATATTTAAAATTAATCCCAACAAAATCCATTAGAAACAATCGAACATTTTCAATTCTATATCTTGTGAATAAAATGTTTGTAAACTTAAATAAACTTATACAAATCGAAAATAAAAAAATTATTCTAAAAACACAATTCAAAGCAAGTTATTATATACACATCACAAATGATAAAATTAATTTTTATTTTATTGTGCCCAAATTATTCTATTCTAAATTCAAAGTTAAATTCAAAGAAATATGGAAGTCTGTAGAGATAAAAGAAGTTGATAATATTCCTTTGATAGAAGGCGGATCTAAATATCAACTTGTCTATAAAAATAGAGACTTTTTATCTAGCGATACAGATATGAGAAATAATGATTTATTAAATGCAAATATGAATGTAATTGAATTACTTCAAGATGAAGAAGAGGCAGGGATATTTTATAACTTCATTCCTGTATCAGAAAAGCAATCAAATTATTTTAGAGCATCTTGTCAAAAGTTTATAAAAGAATACAGAAACACTTCTGTCAAATATACTTCAAATAAAATGATGAATATTGTTATTAAGATATTAGATTTTACTGTGGATTTTTTTAATTCAACTTTAGACTTAATGTTTGGAGTTAAACAAAATAAATCAGAAAAAGTTGTTAATTTTGATTCTTTAAGTAATAATACTTTAAAAAAGGGAATGAGTGATTTATGCAAAACCCAAATCCTAATTTCTACAAAAGGAGAAAATAAGAGAAGAGATAAGATTATAGCAGATGCTATTGTTGGCTCTTATGGAGAAATAAAAGATGATAATGAATTTATATGTAGGAGAGTGAAAAAAGAAATGGATATTTTGAAACCTGTGTTAAGCAATGTTAATCAATTAAATACATCTGTACTTGAATGTAGTAATTTTATTGCACTTCCGGGAGAAGAATTAATTCAACAATTCCCTAATATAGAACATAATAGCGTATATAATAAAAAATTCCCTAAATGTTTGGCTAATGGTGATATACTTATAGGAACATCTTTAAAAAATGAACCTATCTATTATTCTACAGATAAAGAATTAAGTCGTCTAGGAAGGATTCTAATGGGTGGTATGGGTTGTGGTAAAACTTACTACATGACAAACCTTGCTAAATCTATAATAGCTAAAGGAGATGGATTAGTAGTATTAGATATTATTAGAGATTGTAGCCTGTCAGAAACCATAAAAAAGGTAATTCCTAAAGATAGGCTTATAGAAATTGATTGTAGCAATTATAATCAACTACAAGGATTCTGCTTTAATGAATTAACTTGTGATGATAGTGAGGATAAATATAAGAAATTAGCTAAATGTATGGAAAAGGCTACACAATTACACATCTTATTAAACACTATTAATGCAGATACTAAATTAACTCCTAGAATGTTAAGATATTTTTATTCTGCTTGTACGGTAGCCTTTTATAAAAATTTTAATGCCAGTTTTAAAGATATAATAGGTATACTTATGTATCCTAATGCAAGAAGAAAAGCCTTAGAATGGCTTACAGAAGGTCAAAAAAAATTACTTGAAGATGAAATAAACGATTTAAGTGAGTTAGATAAAGAAAATAAAGATGGGGAAGTGGAAAATTACGATAGCAAGATAGATGGCATAATAGATAGAGTGAGCTTATTAAAAACTAATTTATATACTAAACTAGCCTTCAATAAGTCAGCAGAAGAGAATATAAATTTTGTAAAAGCATTAGATGAAAATAAAGTTATATTAATAAAGGCTAGAGAAGAGGATTTTACTAACAGAAATATAAGAGACTTAATTGCTACATTTTATTTAAGTAAAGTTTGGTTGTCAAAACAGATCAGCTCAAACACTAGAACAGAAATATTCTTTGATGAAATTAATCTATTTCCAACAGCACAGACAATTCTTCAAGATATATTAACTGAATGTAGAAAGTATTCTTTTATACCTACGATATCTTTACACTTCTTAAATCAATGTAATAAAAAATGCAAAGATGCAATTTTGAGCAGCGGTTGTAGTTTTATCCTCCTTGCAGGAGCTGATGTAAAGTGTTTTGAAGAACTAAGGGGATTATTCTATAAAGAAGGGTATACAGAGACGGATATGCTTAATTTGAAGCGATTTCATGCATTGTGTTTAATCAGAAATGAAGAGAAAGGATATTCGGCATTTATCGTAAAGTTGCCAAAATAACTATTGACAAAATATGTAATTTATTATATCATATAATTGCAATTGACATTTATATGTGCCTATATGAATAATTCGTATAGGTTAATTAACCCAAAATAAGAGTTGAAATATTTCAACTCTTATTTTTTTTATACATTTTTATGTAATTTTATTTATTTTTATATACTTTTTAAAAAGGGGCATATTTCACCTAAATTGCTATAACCGATATGAACATTCCGCATATATTTCAGTTAGCTATTTTATAGCTATTACATATATGCTACATATATCATAGCATATGCAAATTGGTATCAAAAATATTCCAATTTAACAAAGTTTTAATAATTTTAATAATGTTGTTAACTATTTTTATTTTCATATTCTAGTATTTTATTGAGTACGTCTATCTGCATTTCTTGAGAAATATCTAATTTTGTTTTTAATTTAAATATCTCTTTGTCTAAGCACTTTCTTAATTCATCAGATATACTATAACCTAAAACATTTTCCATCGCTTTTATTTTATTTTTAATCGGTGCTTGTTTTCTTTCGAATAAATTATTCATTTCATTATATAAATTCATATTATTCACTCTTTTCTAAATTTATTAATCATTATCAGAAATATTATTTCTTATCGTTTCAATCATGTACTTCTCAGGAACGGTATTAACTTCTATAAGACTCTGACAAGCATGCATACCAGTAAGAAAGAAGATTGTGATTATAATACTTCCAACTAAAGAAGAAATTACAACAATAAAATCCCAATCAAACATATCTTCTCTTGCTGCTTTTATTATTTTAACTAAAGCAAATACAGTTACTCCAATAATTAAAATAGACACAACTAACCATAAAATATTTGTGTATATTACATATTTTATCATTCTAGCCATTAAATCTTGTAAATAAGGTATTACATTATTTGATGACCAGTCTATCGCTATACCGAACTTATCACATAAGTGGTCTAACACTTTAATTATTTCATTACTCATATTATTCACCTATCCATTATACTGTTGTTCCAATATTTCTTTTATTTTTAATAATTCATTATATAAATCTTGATTTAATTTCATTCTAAATTCTTCTGCATCAGATACAAGAGAGCCAGTAGAAGTAATCAAATGTTCTTCTGCTTTAATTGAACGTAACTCACTAACTACTAGCTCAATCAATATAAGAAGCTGTTCTTTATTCATATTATCCTCCTATCTAGTACCAGTACTACCAAACCCACCTAGTCTTTCAGTATTTACACAAACATCATTATCTATAGTTAAATATTTTTCAAAAATACATTGACAAAATCTTTCATTCTTTTCTAATACAACCTCTTTATCAGAAGTATTATAAAGTTTGATTCCTATATTTCTAGGGTAATAAGAACTATCTATTATACCTGTTCCATTTGCTAATACTAATCCCTTTTTTATTCCTATGCTAGAACGAACAAATATTTTCAATACTTCATCTTTCTGCATATAAGCACATATATCTGTAAATATTAAATTAGAATGAGAATGTGGAGGAATAATTATTTTGCACGGTGTTCTTAAATCATAACCTGCACTACCTTCATCATTTCTTTGAGGTAATTTAATTTCTTCCTCTAAATGCTCTCTTAATTCATTACTTACTATTTCAAAGCCTCTTGTTTTCATACTACCACTCCATTCTGTTTTTTCCATATATTTTAAAAATTTATTTTTATATTTTGTTATATAATCATAATCTTTAAATTCAAATTTACTCATATTTATTCACTCCAACTACTGCATCTGCATACCAATAATATCTACCCATATCTAAATCTATTTTAAACTTTACTATAGGATTAGAACTACACATTTTTGTTATAGTAGCAGTTTTACCTGCATACTGAAACATATCTTCTGTTAAATCAGTATATCTACCATAATCTAAATCACAGGCTATCCTAATCTTGTCTCCTACTTTAAGTCTTCTTATTTTCATATTACCCTCTCCTTTCAATATTATCAAACCCTTCAATTATACAAGGTGGTTCAATATTTTCAGATTCATTTAGTAACCAATGTGAAGATACAAATTTCTTCTTAAAATAAACACAATCAATTTCTACATCTTTTACATCTTCCTTAACATAAGAAATTATATTTTTCCTTCCTTCTCTAGTAAGATTACGCCCATCATATATAACAGAGCAACCTTTCTTTAAGTTATCAACTATTTCTTGTTTTGCTTTATCTATTATAACACTAGATTTGCCATCAGTAAGTCTTTTTAAATAACCAAATTCTTTTACTTCTAAAACATCATAAGAAACAATTACCGTATCTTTATTTCCAAATACATATTGTTTAGCATAAGTAGTTTTACCAGTGTTCGGTAATCCTACTAACATTATAAATTTATTCAAATTATCCCCTCCTGTATAAATTGCAAGAGACTGAATGGAAACTTCTATTTTTACCTTTAGTGCATATCTGTCCTGAAGGCTTAGAGAAATCATAATGTTCACAAAATCCACAACATTTAGTATTTATATTCCATTCTTTAGCCTTCAAGCAGACACCTAAAGCATCTATTATTTCACAATCGTTACACTTTCTTCTCTCACAATATTCTTTAATTTCTGAAAGTGATTGATAAATGCTCATATTTTAATCCATATCCTCACAATGTTCACAATCATTACAGTTTAAATATCTCCCATGAGTATCAACGAATATATTTTCATCACATTCATGGAATATGGTTTCTTCATCATAAATATCAAATAGGTCATCAATCCAACAGTCAAAGTAGTTACACCATTTCATATTCATCACCCTTTCCTTATTATATTTATATTATATCATATTTTAATATTGTTGTCAAGTAATTTTATAAACTTTCTTTTGTTTCTTCTTTATATTTATTAACATAATGAGACATTAATTTTAATTCTTTATTACCTCTACAATCACTATTTAATATACTTCTAACTGAACTTTGAGGTATCCATATATCCTCTTTATTATATTCTCCAGTAAGAAAATAAGTGGTATTATATTTTAGATAATTATTAAATTCATTTCCTATAGTATCAATACCACAACAACATCTGCTCTCTGAATACTCATGTAGGTCGTTATCTCCACAACCCACAGGACAAATTGCAATTTCTTTAATCTTATTTACGTTTCTTAATTTAAATTCTTTTACCATTTCATAATGTCTACTTTTTTTAGGTTTATAAAATGGGTACATATCTTTAATAGGTTGTAATCTTTTCTTTAATTGAGAATCATTTGTAGGTATTTTTAAGTGTTCTACAGTTATATAATCAACAATTCCTTTGGTGTCTTCAACTACTCCTAAAGCATCTTCTAAATGAATTAAGGGCTGTATTCTTAATCCTACCCAAAACCCTTTATTTTTTAATTCTTTCATAAACGATATTCTTTCTTCTACAGTAGGAGTATTCTTTTCGAATTCTCTAATAGTATCATTATTGTTAGAAAATAAGCTTATTTGAAAAGCATGAGTTTTAGGATTTAATATTTCCCAATATTCACTTGGCAACTTAGCACATTTAGTTGAAATCATAACTGGGTATTCGTATTTATTTAATAACGTTAATAATCCATATGTTATTTTATCTGTAAATTCTCTTTGTTGAAATGGGTCTGACATACCTCCTAAATGAAAAGGTACTCTATGTCTTAATAGCTCCATATTTATACCTCTAGTTTTACAATCTGTTTCAAATGCTCGATATAGTGTTTTTTCAAAATTATTTAAATCTATAAACTCACTCTCTCGACCTCTCACAGTGACAGGACTACGCCCTTTAACAAAACAATATTCACAACCAAAAGTACAATTATTGTATGTGTCTATTCTAAAAGGGTTTCCACAAAATTTAAATTGATTTGTAATTGAAAAAAAATTACTCATATTATTTCCTTCCTCCATACTTACGCTGAACATTAACTCCATCTATGTTTGCCCATTGATACATTCTTGCTAAATATATTTCTTTATATTCATTTAGGTCAATATTATTTTTTTCTATATATTTATCTATTATTTCTTTTTGCTCTGAAATTTTCTTTTCGTTTTCTTTCATCTTTTTTTTCCTGCCTTGAATACAAAACATCAAACCGTCAGATAATAATTGACATAAATCATCAAGCATAGATGTTATTTCCCCGTAATGTTCCATTTTCATATTATTACTCCTTTCTATACTTATATTATATCATATTTTATTAATGTTGTCAAGTATTTTTATAAAATTTCTTCAAATTCAAATTTATCAAGCGTATTACTTATAACAGTAAAATATTTATAATCTTCTTCTCCAGTAGCAAGATTTTTTACCTTTAACATTTTTTGATAACCTGCATAATTATCAAGGGTAGAAGATAAAAGAATTTCATCTCCTACTTTTAAGTCTTTAAAAACTTTTGCTTGTGTTCTTTTTTTAATTTTTGTAACTCTTAATTTTAATTTTAATTCAAACATACCTTACTCCTTTATGTATTTTAAAATATCCAAATCATTAACCTTAATACAGTTATCTTGTAACCATTTTAAGGGGATACTCTTTCTGTTATAAACTTCTTCAAAATTTAAAAGTAACTTAGCATTAAATAAAAAGACTTCGTTCGTTTGTCTCATTTCTACAATCATATAAACCCTATCTGTATAGCTTAGATATTCCTCTATTAATTCAAATTGATAAGGTTTTATATTGGATAGAGGGAAAGAGGTGTTATTATTACAACTTTTAGCTTCAATAAACACTACTTCTCCATTCTTTAAGCAACCACAATAATCAAGGAACTCCGACTTACCTCTAGGGTAAGCCGTAACTATCTTTCCTTTTGTTCCTCTGATTACTACCCAATCAGTAGGTACTTTAGATATAAAAGCTAATTTATTTTTTCTATATTCATTAAACTTATCTGATAATCTTATTTCAAAATTTTTACCTATTTTATTACTATTTTTTGCCATTAAATTTCTCCGTTTCCTTTAATTCTTTTGATATTTCTTTTATCACTTCAGGGTTTTTCTTTTCATATATAATACAAAGAATCATCATTACTGTTAAATAACAATGATATATAGGTATAAAGCATTTTAGAATCTCTTTTAAACAAGGATTTGCCATCTCTTTTACGGCTTCCTTTGCTAATTCTTCTGTCATATAAAGTGAAAAAATATCTTTAGAATAAATATTTTTAGATAACTTTACAGTGAATATTTTCAACAAAACTAAAGCTATTAACGATACTAAAAGATAAATTAAAAATATTGTTCTTATCATATTACTCTCCTTTCGCAGCACCTAAAATACAAGTTTTATAATAATCATAATCTTTTTTCATCATTATGAATCCCCATATAAACCCAACTAAAGGAACAAAATGAACAAGAGGTATCATACAGGTAAGGGCTATACTAAAAGTATTTCCAAAAGATAAGATTAAATTTTTGCCATTTTCTGTTTTTATTAATTCTTCTATAAAGTCTCTATCACTAGCAGTTTTTCTTATAACATATTCTCCTACAAAGAAACTAACAAGACTTATTATTATCCATACAACTACAAGGGCTTTAATTATTACCATTTTATCATTCTCCTTTTAAAATATTTTCTATTACTCTATCTATATTATTAAAAACCTCTTCTAAAGGTTTATTAGTATCTATTTCATAATCTGTTTTAGGTCTTCTTTCTATAAAATCCAGTTCGTCCCTTCTAAAACGGTCTAAAACTTCATTTACATTGACATTTTCGTCCCTATTTAAGCTCCTAACTAATCTAACTCTGTCATCGCAATTAAGCATAATTGATACTAAATTATCTTTATATTGAGATTTGTTAAATTGATATAACCCATGAGGATTTAATATAGTTAAAACATAATCTCCTTTTTCAAACTCTTCTACAACATTTGCATATGTATAAGATACATCTTCTGATTGAATATAATAAGAAGTATGTTCAATAACTTCTCCGTTTTTAAATTTTTCGTGCATTTCACCATCAGATATAAAATAATATTCTACCCCTTGGGTTTCGTTTGACCTCATAGGTCTTGTAGTATAAGATATTGCCATTGGTATATTATATTTTTCAGATATGTGTTTAGCTACTGTATCTTTTCCAGTAGCAGATGCTCCTAATAAAACTATTATTTTTTTCATATCATCACCCTTTCTTAATCATCAACAGTTAATGTATATAATATAAAAGCCAACATTGTGCAAGTTATTGAAATTATTAGTATATTATCGGAATAAGGAAGTATAGTTGGGAAAAAGACTAATCCCAACGTATAGATTCCTAATAAAATTGCAATTATTAAATATATACTTGATAATTTTATTTTCTTCATATCTCTATCCTTTCTTAACAAATTCATACAATATACATATTAATTCTTCTTCAAGTTCCCAAGAAACATTTATTGCAATATAATTTTCTACCTCTTTATTGATTCTACAATTTATACCATCATTTGCTAATAATCTTCTTGCGACTCTACCTAACTCACCACATATTGCAGTTTTACTCTCTGTTGTAAAAGGGTGTGACCACAAGCTCATTTCTGTTATAGAAAATGGCAAAGAGATATGGGTACTTTTAACTTTTCTAACTTCGATTTTCGTAACTAAAGTCCACTCATTTAAATCTATTCCTGTGGATTCATTAAATGCATTTCTTATGCCATAAAACATATTTATTCTCCTTCTAAATTATTGTTATTCATATCTTTGAGAATAAATATACTATCTCCATCTCTTAAAACTGCATATTCTCCTGTATACACTAAGTCTCCACTCTTTTTTAATTTGATATATTTTTCACTTCTAAAGAAATGTAGCAATATTCTTCCATCATTGTCAAAATTAAAGAAACAGCGTTCTCCTATTAATTCTTTAAAGTATTCATGTTTGCTATCTACAAATAATAAAACCATAAAACCACTCCTTTTAAACTTCAATCCATATATTCAAAATAATAATCATAGTTATTATTTTTATTCTTCTTTAATATTTCAGATAATGTTTTTCTATTTAAGTCTAATTCTTTAGCACAAGCACGAATTGACCTAAAAATAAATTCTTCTCCTGTTATTTTGTGAATTGCTTTTACTTTACATTTATAAGTGCTTCTATATAAACCATTGTCATATACATGTTGAGTGTTCTTTTTGTTAGAAGTCCATTCTAAATTTTTAAAACTGTTGTTAACCTTATTGCCATCAATATGATTAATCATACAGTTTTCTTCTGATTTACCTTCAACAAAAGCATCTGCAACTAGCTGATGAACTCTTTTATAATGTCTTTTTTTATCTTTATACATTATTACTTGTTTATATCCAGTACTATCTATCCATTGACATAATTCTCTTGGAGTTTCATTCATTTTAGATATAACTTTGCCATCTTCTGTTATAAAATAATTTGGATATCCTTTTATTTCTTTAATCGTTTCTCACCTATACCTTAAATAATATAACTTTATTTTCACTAATAGATTTTGGAACATTTATAACTCTTTGATTAGATGACCCTCTTAATCTTAAAGTTAAGTCTTTTTTAGCGATTTCAAATTTCCCATCAATTAAAACATCAATATTTTTAAATACATCTTTCCCATATTTATTTAATAAATCTTCGAATAAATATCCTGTCCATACATAAACCATAATTGAATTATCAAATGTTTTAATTTCATTAATTATAGTTTTAACTTCTTTTATATTTTTAGGATGTAAAGGCTCACCGCCTAATACACTAAAATTTCTTTTAATGTTATTAGCAGTTAATAAGCGTTTGATATATTGTAATTCTCTACCTCCAAAAGGTTTTCCGCCATTAAAATCCCATGTTTCTTTATTAAAACAGCCTTCGCAAAAATTATTGCATCCTTGGACAAATAAAGAAACACAAACTCCTTCTCCGTTTACCGAATCATTCGGTTTTATGTCTGCATATCTCATTTTATCGCCTCCTTAGAGGGGATTTGTCCCCTCTAATTTATAAATGTTTAACTCTGTTTAATATATCTAATACTCTCCCTTTAGTCCATTGATTTTCTCCAAGGTAGCCACATGTTCGGCGAACAACAGAAAGTTTACTTTGGTCATTATTGTGACATTGAGGACATATCCATATATCATTATCCAAATCGTACTCCATAACTCCATTATAATGACATTTTCCACAAACATCAGATTCAAAATTTATTTCTGCATATATATTATGGATATACATAAAATTAATAAGTTGTTCTAATGCTTTAAGATTTTTACTCATATTATAAGTTTCGACATATGATACTACTCCACCTAATGAGTGGTCTTGAAGCGTTCCTTCTAATTCTAGTTTGCTAAAGGCATCAATTTCTTCCCTAACATCTATATGATAAGAATTTGTAATAAACCCTTTATCTGTTATATCTTTTATTTCTCCGAATTGTTTTTTAATCTTATTAGCAAATAGTCCGCCTGTTGATTCTTGGGGGCTTCCATATAAAGCAAATAATAAACCAGTTTCTTTTTTCCATTCTTTAGTTTTATTCTCTAAATGTTCCATTATTTGCATAGCTAACTCATAGCCTTCTTTTGTTGTATGAGGTTTTCCTGTAAGATATTTAACTGTTTCATATATTCCACTATATCCTAAAGATACTGTAAAATTCTTTTTAATAATTGGAAGAACTTCGTCTTCAGGATTTAATCTTGCAAATACTCCATGTTGCCACAAGATAGGAGCGACATTTGCTTTAACTCCTTTAAACTTATCATATCTTAATATACCCATTCTTTTACATAAGTCTAATTTTTCATCTAATATTTTCCAAAATTCATCTATGTCTCCATTGGAAAGTATAGCTATATAAGGTAAATTTATTGTTTGAACTCCAACATTACCTCTACCATAAAAGAAAGGGTTTCCTTTTTCATCAAATATAGGAGATAAGAAGGAGCGACAACCCATACATGGAAAGGCATATCCGTATTTTTCTTTCATTTTTTTTACAGAAATATAATCCGGAGCCATTCTTAAAGATGTAGATTTAATTGCTAATTGTTTTAAATAATAATATTCAGAAGTAGGGTACATATTATCTTCATCTAAAAAGAATAATAATTTAGGGAAAGTTGGTGTACTTTTAACTCCAAATTCATTTTCCATTCCTTCTATTCTTTGATTTAAAAATTCTTCAATTAACATAGCAGTTTCTTTTTTATATTCAGGGTTTTCATCTAAATACATACAAAGAGATATAAATGGAGACTGTCCATTAGTGGAATTCATTGTAGATATTTGATAATTAAATGTCTGTACGCTATCTTTGATTTCTTTTTTTAATCTTTTTTCTACTATTTTATTAATTTCATCCTCAGATAAAACTTTATGTATTAAATTCATTTCTTCTAAAAGTTCTTCTTTTATTTTTTTTTCACTTACTCTAACATAAGGTGCTAAATGGGATAAACTCATTGTTTGTCCTCCATAAGTGAAAGAACTTATCTGTGTAGCTATTTGTGTTGCTAACGTACTAGCAGTTCTTAGAGATTTCGGAGTTCTTATTAGCTTTTTATTTATTACTGTTCCTTCTTTAAACATCTTATCTAATGGTACAAGTTCGCAATTTGAGATACTCTGTACATAGTAATCCAAATCATGTATATGAATAATACCTTCATCATGTGCCTTTACTATATCTTGAGGTATCATTTGTGTTTTTGCTATATACTTACTTATTTCACCTGCAATTAAATCTCTTTGAGTACTAACTATTTGCCCTTGTTTATTAGAATTTTCTGTCAAAACCTCTTTATTAGAATAATCTATTAATCCTAAAACACTTTTATCTAATGGATGTTGATTTCTAATTCTGTTTCTCTCTGCTCTGTAAAGTATATAGGCTTTTGCAGTATTCTTTAATCCTCTTTCCATAAGTTTAAATTCAACTAAATCCTGTATATCTTCTATTCCTATATATTCATCATCAATTTCTTCACAAACATCGTCTGCTACCAATTTTGATAAAGCCACTATTTGTGAATTTTTACATTCCTTTGTCTCAACTAATGCTTTTCTTATAGCCACCTCAATCTTTTCTTTATCAAATTCTTCAATAGAACCATTTCTTTTAATCACAAACATTGATAATTTCATTTCCTTTCTACTTATTTTACTTATTTTAGCCTTCATATTTTTCCACCAATTCATCAAAGTCCCTCTCTAAAATGTCATAATTTCCTTTTAACTCGTCATAATCTTCTTTCAGTCTATCATAATTCCATTTTAAGTCATCATACCTTTCCTCCAATTCGCCATGTACTTCTTCTAAAGATTGCATTTCATAACTTAAATCTATATAGTCTTTCTCCATCTCTTTATATTCGTCTAATTCAATATATAGGTCATTAAGTTTTTCTAATAATTGCTCTCTTGATAATCCATTCATATTATCACCCTTTCTATATTTATATTATACCATATTTTAATAATGTTGTCAACTGTTTTTTATATTTGTTATTAATACTTCTTTGATACTTTTAACTCCTTTTCTATTTTGACCTGTTCCTGTTGTGTTAGATAATTCTATTACTTGATAATCATTCTTATTGATTATATCATTTAGCTCTTTATACATAACACCATTTCTTTCAAGATAATTAAAGTATATAAAATCACATTTATTTCCATCTAATAGAGTTAGTAAATAATCATTATGTTTTTTACTAAAGTCTATATTATACATTTCATCCATTAAAATATATGGCGGATCTAATATAAACAAATCTTTCTCATTAGGAGAAATGTTTAATATATCTTCTGTAAAAAATTCATAATTATTTTTATTTAATTCTATATTCAAATCATTTAATCCATTTACTATTATTTTCTTCATAGTATCTGTAAAAAATTCAGTCTTCTTGCCCAACCCTCTAAATCCTTGGTTAAATTCTCCTTTAGAATTAAATCTAACCATAGAATTACTACACATTTTTAATAATAAGGCTGTTTCATATATAAAAGCATCATCAAACCTGTTATTTTTATATTTTTTATTCCAGTACTCTCTAAAGTTATAATAATCCTCTTTGCTACTAAATCTATTCCATTGATTCAATGTAATTTCAATTTGATGTATATTAAAACTATCTATAACTCTAATACGCTCATATATATATGGCAATAACCTATTTTTATCATTTCCAATAAATCTATTAGCAGTACATTCTAAATTTAAAAGTATATTCCCTGACCCCATAAAACAATCTACAACATCATTATACTTTTTATCTCTTACTAAATCATTTATTGTCCCTATATATTTATATTTATTCCCTACCCAATTAAACGGTGATTTCATAGTGAGTCCTCCTATTAACATTATATTTATTTTTTTATAATATAATTTATCACCTCCTTTCTTATTTATATTATATCATATTTTAATACTATTGTCAACCCTAAATAACAAAATAATTATTTTTCTTATTTATGATTCCTATTTTTTTACTTATCCCACTAAATAAGAAATCCTCTTCTGCCGTAAATTTTAGTTGAGCCTTTGCATCCTCTGAGCCGTGATGAACGAATATTCTACTACAATTCATACCTTTCATATAAGAAATCAATTCTTTTCTTTGTATATGCCCTGTAAAGCTATTATATACATTAACTTCACATCTTATAGGAACGCTTTTATTTTCTATTGTTACAGATTTAGCGCCTCTTTGAATTTTACCACCTAGAGTCCTTTCAGAACAATATCCTATAAAACATATACAATCTTGCTTTTTAGGAAGAATATGTTTAGCATATGCAACAGAATGACCACCTGCCAACATACCTGAAGAAGATATTATAACACAAGGATTCTTCGTTTGTCTTGCCATCAATTCTGTTTTCTTATATTCATCAATAAATATGAAATTATCCCAAGACATTACTTCTTTCCAACGATTTAATAATCCTTCTTGTAGCGTCTTTTCGTATACTTTATTAATCTCATTTGTTAACCTTGAATCTACTATAACTTTAATATTTTTAAATTCTTCTTCGTCTTTAAAAGTATGATACAATAAATCCATTATAGACTGACTTCTGTCAAAACTAAAACAAGGTATAAGTATTCTATTTCCTTTATAAGTAACTTCTCTAATCTTATTAAGTAACTCTTCTACATCTTTTTCTACATCTTTTTTTGAAAACCCTCTGTTTCCATAAGTACTTTCAAAGATTGCGATATTTGCCTTAGAAACATTTCTTCTTTCATCACAATAAGGTTTATACTGTTGATTATAGCTAGAACCTAAATCAGATGAATAAAATATTTTTACTATTCGACCACTTGGCTTTTTAATAAATATCTCTAAGGAAGTGCTACCAAAACAATGGTTATTAGAAACAAACCTAAAAGATAAATTAGAATTAATTTTATGCATTACTTCCTTATCATATATTTTAATTTTATCTAAAATTCTAAATACATCAGATTCGTCATATAACATTTCGTATTTTTTACCTTTGTTATTCATACTTATTATGTTTCTTTTTTGTATAAAAGCCGAGTCAAGCAACATAGGACTTAATAGTTGAGCAGTTTCATAAGTAGTGACAACATTTCCATCAAACCCTCTTGTAATTCCACTAGGTATATTGGCAACATGATCAGCATGACAATGACATACAAATATATTACTTGCTAGATTAAAAGGTATGTTATCTACCATTTTTTTATTGGCATTAAAATCTTCTACCATTCTATTTGTTTGTATACTTCCACACTCTAACAGAATCAGGTCTCTTCCTCCGTTATCTAATGGATATTCTATGGCAAAACATGAACCTGTAACATCTTCTGTTGAGCCACCTAAAGAAGTAATAATTATTTTATTTTTATATTTTTTGTTATTAGCAAAATGATGCTTGAATTTTTTCTTTTCAACTATCATTAAATTTTCTTTTCTATTGTCCAATATATTTCCGTTTACATATTCAATTTTATTATCTGTATCCATTAAAAGGCTAGGCAAATCAAACGTATATCTATCTGTAGAGCCAACTATATGTTTGCCTACCTTTTTCCAAACCACATTCTTTACTATATCTATATCTTCAATATCTATTAAGATTTTTTCTTCTATCTCTTCTTGATAAATGTCGTATAGAACAATTTCTGCATAATCATTGTGGACTCTAATTTCATTGGGTTCATTTTCTGTTCTATCACTTGTTGTTATACAGAACCCAAATTCATTATATTCATTTAAATGTTTCTCGCATAACATCTTTTTATTTTTATGTTTTAACTCTCTTCCACAAACTTTACATACTAATTTGTTCATATAATTATCAACTCTTTCTTATTTATATTTATGCTACTTCAAAATCTGTAATATAATAATCAACAGTATTGTTTTTCTTTCTTTTCTTAGGGATAAACCCATATAAATATAACACCTCTCCCATTACAAACGGGCATTGATTATATAACTGCTTATCCATTTTAAATGTTTTTACATTTCCGCTATAGAAACAGAACAGTTCAATTTCAATATTATATTTAAAGATTTTTAAATCAGATATAAAACAAGCATTTTTATCCATTTGTTTATAAGCTACTTTGTTAAATCCACCTGTATATTCTATTTCGTTTTTTATTAATTCTATAACATCATCTTCTACATCTTCTAAAGATAATTCTACATCTCTTATGAATGAATGATAGTCCATATTTAAGACTTTAGCAGTCTCTTTAGTTGCATTTCTTTCTGCTAATTCCTTGTAAGTCATATATAATTCAACATCTTTAGTTTTAGACATCGTCTTTTTATTGCCTTTATTTTTATATAGTTTAAATACTTTGAAAAGTTTACTTATACAACCAAATTCAGAAAAATATCCTAATTTAATTAAGATTTCAAGACATCTATTGTCAATTTCTTTAGTATTAAATAATACATCTGTAAAGGTTTCGTATTTTTTACTTTGACTTAATTCATATAATATATTAGCTTTCTGTTCATTTAGATATTTAATAGAACCGACACCTTTATATATTGTATTAGTTTCTTTATTGAAGAAATATTCTGCTTTAGAATACCCAAATTTAGGAGATTGTAATTTAATACCAAGTAACTTTGCTAATTTTTCTCCATTAACAAAGTCTTCATTATTGGCTGCATTATTTAAGTAGGCACAAGTAAACTCTAGTGGATAATAATATCTTAAATAAGCACAGTAATATCCTATCATAGAATACCCTGTAGCATGATTTTTACCAAATTGATAGTTGGCTGAATCTTCTATTATTTGTAAAAATTCTTGTGCTTCTTTTTCAGCTACATCTCTTGGTTTATTTGATTTAGAACAATATCCTTCTAATATTTGTGGCATAGCTTTTTCTAGTCTATCTCTTTGTTTTCTTCCTATCGCCCTTCTTATATTATCTGCATCTGACCCACTTAAACCACATATATCTTGAAGAAACGCTATGGTGTCTTCTTGAAAAACAAGATATCCATTATTTTGTTTTAATAAATTATCTATGATTTCAGATGGGTTTTTGTTAGGAATTCCTGCAATTAAATTATCTCTATAACTTTCACCACTAGGACGAAGACTTGCATTAACTAGATTCATGTCATTTATTCTATGAGGATTAAATTGTCTTAATAATTTATTAGCATAATCACTTTCAAATTGAAATATACCATAGGGATATTTAACCATGTCTTCCCATACATTATCATCATTAAAATCTATATTATATGACTTAGGATATGGAATATTTGCATATTCACAGCAATCTTTTATTATTCCAATATTTTTTAATCCTAAAATATCATATTTTACTAAAGATACTTCATGAACTTCTTCCATGTCAATTTGTAATATCTTCATTCCGTCCTTCCAAAACGTACCATAATTATCTGTCAAGGTTACTGGACTTGCTACAATACCCGCAGGATGAACTGATTGAGATACAACTGAATTTAAAATTCCATCAAAGTAATAAAATAACTCACTATATTTCAACCTTGTTTCTTCGGGATTTTCTTCATATTCTTCTTTTATTATCTTTACTTGGTCTAAAGAATATGGAGATTCTAAACCCTTGTCTTTATATTTTTTATCTAAGGCTCTGCCTATATCATCTATTGTCCCTTTATCTGATACAGTTCCTATAGATAATATATATGCCGTTTTTTCTTGTCCAAATCTGTTAATTATATAATTATAAACAAGCTCCCTTTGGTCAGGTGAGAAATCTACATCTATATCCCCAATTTCTAACCTATCTTCATTTGCAAATCTTGAGAATATAGTTCCCCATCTAATTGGGTCAACATCTGTAATACCTATTATATAAGCTAATGTACTTCCTCCGACCGACCCTCTGCAAGGGCAAGTCGGGATATTATTTTTTTCACACCACTCCATCATTTCGCTCATAAACAACATAAATGATATCATATTAAGTTTTTTAAATACTCTTAATTCTTCTTTTAAATTTTCCTTATACTTTTCATTGTTTCCATCAATTATTCCTCTATCTACTTTATCTTTATACATTTTTTCAATTCTATCTATTAAAGTTTTTTCATCATCTTTACTAAGTATAGGATATTTAAAAGACGTATCTAATTTAATTTCTTCACACATATCTGCTATTTTATTAGTATTTTCTATCGCTTCTAATATTACATCCATAGGTAAACAGTTTTGTTCTTTAAACATTTTTACTAATTCTTCATAGCTTTTAAATGTTAAATCAAAAGTGTCTTCATTAGAAAATGTTATATTTTTAGATAATTGTCTAATATATCTGCATTCAGCTTTATATTCATTTATACTATGTGTATCTGTTCCTACTATAAGAGGTTTGTTGTATTTTTTTGATAATTTATATAGTTTTCTGTTAAATTCTTTTTGTTCTTCACAATTATGATATTGTATTTCAAAGAAGTCATAATGTTTTGCTAATTTATCATAATATGGGTTGCCTTCGTCAAGTTTCTGTAAAGGACTCGCCAAACAGGCTGATGTTTTTATTATATTATCAGATATATTTAAAAATTCATCAAATGAGATTCTATTTTTATAATATACATGAGAAGGATGAGTTGATAAGTCTAATAAAGTATGCAATTCTTTTAATCCTTCTTGATTTTTTGCTAATAATACAGTGTGGTAATTATCTCTTATTTTTTCATCTAGCGTTTCAGTTAAATATACCTCGCACCCATGAATATATTTAATTCCTTTTTCTTTACAATATAAAAGCCTTTCTATCCATTTATAAACATTTCCGTGATTAGTACAAGCAATAGCCTTCATATTATATTCACCTGCCTTATCAACATATTCTTTAAAGTCTGTTACGCTATCTAATAAAGATAATTGGTCGTGTATATGATATGGAACATAATTATTCATGTAACCACTCCTATCTTATTTTTCTAATGCTTTTATCCCTGCTCTTACAGACATTAAAAATTGTATAGTCTTTATATAATCATCTGCTTCTTTAAAACTATTAATTCTTCTTTCGTCTTGAATTTGCTTATTGTGTTGAGCCGTCATTAATAAATCATGTCCATACGGGTTATTTAAACTCCATTTATTGAGATTATCTAAATTATCATCAATCAATATATCTCCTTGTATAACATATTTTTCTTTGCAAGGTATGAAATGAGATAAATCAAATTTTGGAATATAAGTTTTTAACCATTTAAGCTTATCTCTGTAGGACTGATAACGATTACAACAATCTGATACTATAAATACATCATATCCCTCATCAATCCATTTATTAATATATTCTATACTATCTAATTTAGGAGTAATCATAGTTAAAATATTTGTTAATTCAAGTACTGAAAATAATCCATGTTCAAAACTACTAGGTATAACCCATTCAGTAACTTCATCTATTGAATGACTTGTTCCGTATGTTTTATTATATTCATTAATGACCTCTTCTAAGAAATTAGTTATTGTATCATCCATATCAATTAAAATTCTAAAATTTTTATTTTCCATATATTTTTCTCCTCTCTTGCTTCTATACTTATATTATACCACATTATAACAATGTTGTCAAGTGGTTTATTTAATTTTTTCCCAATCTTTAATAATAATTTTTCTTCCAAATTTATATCTAAATTCTACTAAGGCATCTAAAGTAACATAATCATTATCTTGTTTTTCTTCTACCAATTCCTCAAATGCTTTTTTGCTACAGAAATATTTAGTTATTTTTATATCTTTATTTTCAAACTCATAAGTACTATTACCTATCTTTTTAATATCTCCTACTTTAAACATAGCATTTTTAATTAGGTATAGAGGTGGCTTAATATCATGACTCCATAAGTTTTCATAACTAACTATCTTTTTAACATCATCTTTAGGAACAAATTCATCATAAATTTTTTCCACATTGATACTTTTTTCTTTTATGGTAATATTGTCATTAACATATTTTAAAAATTCTTCTATTTTGCCTTCCTTAATACTAAAACCAAAACTATTGTCATGACCTTTTGTATATTCAAATAATCCTGTTCTTTCACATATATCTTTGAAATCCATTTCTCCATATCCTCTAGCACTACCACTTATAAATCCATTCTTATCAATACTTCCAAGCAATATAGGTCTTTCATAATAATCCAATAATTGATTACAGGTTAATCCTCTTAAAGATTTATCTATCTTTTTCTCTCTATCTATATATATGATAACAGTATTATTTTGAGAACCTTCTTCCTCAATTTCTTTTTTAACCATTTCTGCTATTTTAACTTTTCCTTCTTTTTGTTTCTTTTGAAGATTAGCACCAATTAATCTAGCTTTAGAGGGATAAGATATTGCCTTCCCTCTATGTGCTATTAAATCATTAACTCCTATTAAGGCGTTAAACAGATTTTCTTTGTCTTCTTTTTTTCCTATTCTAATAGTTGCATTTATAATGGGAGCTATAGAAAACCCAAAATCTTCAATAGAAAATCTATCTTTTTTACTTTTCTTCATACTTCTAGCCATTTCTGTTAAAAAGGGATTGGTTATATTCTCTATTTTAGAGCCAATATTTAAATAATATCTATTCTCATAAGAATATTTCATATCACACATATCAGATATTAATGAAGCCGCTACCAAATCTAAATATTTATTTCCTATTGCCCCTTCGCAACATTCTACGAGTTCCTTACAGAATTTATAACTAACTCCACAACCACTTAAATAAATATTTTCAACACTCCCATCTTGATTGTTAATAAGTGCTACGTTTTCTTCTATCTCTTTTAACTCTTCTCCTATTTCTATTATATGGTGGTCTAAGATTAATACTTTGATACCTTTATCCGTAACCTGTTTTAAAGGTTCAAACTCAACACTTCCTCCATCAGGAATTATTAACAATTTAATATCATTTTCAATTAAAGTATCCAAATTTTTAAGTTGGAATCCGTGTTCTCTTCCTTCGTTTAAGATAAATGTTACATTTTCATATTCAAAATCATCATATATAACTTGATATACTAATGAACCCGAGAAATAACCGTCAGCATCCGAATCTACTTGTATTGATATATTTTCATCATTAGCCATAGCATTTAATAAGAAGTCAATACCTTTGTTTAAATTCTTATAATGCTCTACACTCTCTTCAAATTCTCCACTCGCTAAAAGTAAACTAAGGGCTTCTTTTTTAGTTAAATCTCTTATTTCTAACATATTCTTTTCTACATCTTCTGAAAAACTGTTTAAAAATACCTTATTTCTTATATCTTCCATTTAACCACTCCTAAAATAGTTTTCGTTTCTTCTTTAAATTTATTTCTAAATCTTTATTTTTATAGTGATTTAAAATATTTCTCTTTTCTAACAACTCTTCTATAGAACTATAATAAGATGTTGTAGTCTGACCTTCCATATTTATTAAATAATAGTGATTATTACTATTATTTTTTATTATCATTCTAAATCCAAATCCACTAATTTCTAATAAATCTCCAACCTCATAAGGTTCTCTTTTACTATTTATATTAACTTCCATATTTATACCTCCTGTTTAGGCGAAACATTATAATTATCTAATACCCACGCCAATATACAAGATAAACTTCCATAGTAACCACATTCAGTCGCACATCTTTTACCCTTACAGTATTCTGCAAATTGGTTCTCTATATCTTCTATGTTTTCGTTTTTTACTTTTTTATTTTCTACTAATTTAGCATATTTCCAAGAGACTAAAATAGGATTATTTGAACGAGAAGTACTCCAAGAAGTCATTCCATTTGAAAAGGTTGTAACTTCTCCATTTATGAATCCAGCAAAGTATCTTCTATTCCATTCTCCATTTTCGCCATTCTTTACTAAAACTTTTGTATCGACTGGTATTTTACTCCAATCTATTTCTTCTCTTTTCCATATTAATTTATTATCACAATCATATATCTCCATAATATCCCATTTTTTATTGCTACTCCATTTAAAATCTTCATCATAATATTCTAACTCTTGATATAATTCTCTATGGTAACGTAATGTAATTATATCTGCTTTAACAAATACTTTATCATTTATTATATAAAATATTTCATCATCCCTGTTTTTATAACTCATACCGTTTTTTAAATCTTCAAGTCTCATATTTATACCTCCATTCCATTCTTATTTATATGATTTAATTTATTTTTATTCATATTATCATTCTCCTTTTATATCATCTATATGGATTATGTGTATATTTGTGGGATTTTCTATACTTATATATCTAGCGTAACCATAATACCATTCTGTATCAAAATCATATAATTCTATATTTTCTCCATCTTTAAAATCCAATATAGTATAAATTCTATTTTCATTTCTTTTATATTTTCCGATAACGGGAAATTCATCTTTGATATACATTTTTCTCTCTTTAGGCTTGTACTCTAAAGCCTTTTCCCAACATTTTTTACAATCTGAATCACAATAATCATCTTTACTTATAATAGGACAACTATTCCCTACATTCTCTATAAGTTTTTTAAAAGATATTTTACCTTCAAAATAAAGTTTTAAATTTATATATTGATTAATTACATCAGATATATATTCTAAATCATCTTTAACCGTAAAAACTATGTTTTCATATTCCTCTAATAAAATTTTATTCATATTACCACCTCAAAGTCCTTAAAATCTATTCTATCATTAAACAATTCTAAATATATTTCTTTACCTTTATCGGTAGGAGAATCTTTATAGTCTAATAATCCATTCTCTAAAGAATCCCATATAACCGATACTTTTACACTAGGGGGAATTCTATAAGCTAATTTCATTATTTTAGCTCTCCACTGCAACTCTTCTTGTTTATTCTCATATTGCTTATCGAATGCAAATACTATTTCTTCAACTCCTAAAGATATAAGCATTTTAATTTGTTCATAACTTAAATTAGAACCACATACTGCAACAGAATTATTATCTTTAAGATAACTATTAAGTTGCATAGTCCCCTTTTCTCCTTCGAAAAGCACTGCCACTTTCATTTTTTTTATTGATTCTTTATTCTGCCAATAACCATACAAATTATACTTCAAGCTATGAGAATACATCTGTCCTTTAAAATAAAATGGAACGTATTTACCAAATTTTTCTGCAACTTCTTTATCTAAATTCCTAACTCTTACCCCTACAATTTCTCCTGTGTCCCAAGCAAAATGAGGAATAATAATTTTTTCTCCTATTTCGTCATACCTTATATCATATTTTTTTAATGTTCTGAAAGTTATTCCTTCATCCTCCCACATAGGCAATCTTTTAATAGGAAATCTTCTATAAGCAAACGGCTTCTTTTGTTTAGGTAAGGACGGAACTTCAAGTTTATCTATATCTATTTCTCTTCTTTGTGGTCGATTTCTTGATTTTCTACCAACTCCATGTCTGTGATACTTACCATTAACACCAAAGTAAGAATTTATTATATTCATAGCCTCTTTAAAGTCGCATTCTTTAATTTTCATAGTTAAATCAGCTAAACTATTAATTGCACCACAATGAGAAAAGCAATAAAAATTATGAGTATCTTCGTTATAATATAATTTAGGAGAAGTGCTACCATGACAAAATGATTCAAATATAGCATTATTATTATAGCCTTCACGAGTTACACATTTACCTTGAAGAATTTCCTCCACAAAATTTATTACTTGGTCTTTATTTAAATCTTGTAAGATACTCATAATTTTCTCCTTTCTTATACGATTTCTTCAACCAATCTTTTGAGTTCATTAAAATTTTTTTCTATACAGTCTATATCCATTTGTATAATACATTCTTCATTTATCTCGTTTAAGCAATAATCACAAGAGTAGAATACTCTCATATAACAATTTTCAATGTCTACAAGTTTAATAGTTTCTTTTTTTAACTTCTCAAGATTGTCTAATATTTCATTTTTATTCATATTATCCCTCCATTTTAAGAATCACCTTTAAAAATGATTTTCTCAATTATAAATAATATTAAATAGACCACTAATAAAATGTATATTAAACCTATCACATCATCACCTTTTCTTTATTATACTTATATTATATCACACTTTAATAATGTTGTCAAGTACTTTTAGTAAAATAATCCTGTATAAACGTTATCTACATATGCAACATCTTTAATTCTACCATAGTCTCCGTTGAATTCTTGCAAAATAATTATATTTGAATCACTGGCTTCCCTACACTTATCTAAGAAAGCCAATATATAATGTTTATTTTTATCTAGTGTAAGTTCATCATCAAAATCTCCTTCTAATCTTCTTCTAGCAGGAGTAGTTTTATCTACTATCTTAAAATATTTTTTCTTAAAGTTGCCATTCCTATCTTTTCTCCAAACATACGGCTTTAAAAACATTCTATCATCTTCTTCGTCTAATTCTTTTGGATTTACCTTCCTAGTTAATAGAAGAAGTCCTGCAACATCTTTAACGTGTTTTGACCCTGCTAGTAAACTAGATGTTAAGAAACTTGCTTTACCAGTCATAGAACCCATAAGTTGCATAGGTAATAATATCTTACAATTCATTTCTTTACCAAATTTATCTAAGGCAACTGAATTAGCCATTAATTCTTTAACACTATCCTCTTGTGATTCGGCTTTAAATGTTTCTACAATTAATGTTGAGAAACCTTCTGCTAGAATTAACTTCTTAGCCTCTCTCATTATTTTATCAACAGAAAACTCACTAACACTATAAAATGCAATAGTATCTTTATATCTTTCTTTAATAAATTTATTGGCTTTTAAAAAAACTTTCTTTTCTTCATCATTAAAATTAAAATGTTTAATCTTTGTTCTATTTAATGTGAAACAACCAAATACATATGCAGAAATATAAGATAACAACATTGTTCTAAAATATTTAATCTGTTGTTCATTACTTACTAGAATTACTTTTTCTCCATTCTCTACAAGGGACATAGCGATATTTGTTATAAGCGTAGTTTTCCCGACGCCTGAAAAAGCTCCAAAAATCGCTACACCGTTGCCACTACTTAACCCATCAGTACTTTTACTAAGAAGTGGAAAATTCTTATGATATTTAAACTCTCCATTTTCTGTCTCCCAAGTTAAAGTAGTATCATAATAAGTTGTGTCATCATCTACTTCTCCTTCTTCAATTTGCTCAAGCTCTTCATCAGAATAAAATAAATATTCTCTTACCATATCTGTTGCAACACTTCTTACATTCACACTTGATAACTGCATATCAAAGAAATCCAAAACTTGTTGACTACTCATAGAAGTAAATTTGTCGGCAGGTACAATTTTCTTACCTCCTACCGATATCTCCTTATTTATGTCAATAGCTAACTTCTCTGAAACTTCTTCTATTAGATTATATTTGATTACTTCATCTAAATGTGAATAGAAGTTTTCTACATTAGCTAACTCCTTAATCTTTTTAAACTCTTTTGCTCCTCCATAGTCCTCAAAATCTTGAGTTAATGCTTCTGAAAGTTTAAGGAAATTAATAACAGTAAATTCATTAACTTCCCTATATCTTGTAGATAATTCAGAAACTAATTTAAAATAAAATTTATTCTTAGGAGTAGAAAAATCATCTTCTATTAAAGGTGTTTCACTTATTAAACTTAAATCTTGAAGAAGGCATGATATTAACATTTTTTCAGCAGTTTCTTTTTGTTCATTCATTATTTCACATTCTACATCTAATGTTCTCGCCATTTTACCACCTTCCTTATAGAATATCCATTAAACCTCTTTTTACTTTCTTTCTTTTAACAACAGGTTTTTTAACTTCTGTGTCTACTTCTATATTAGCGCCGATATCTTCATACTCTGTTGTATCTTTAGTCGGTTTACCTGATCTACTAAAATAATCTTTTATCTCTGAGCGTATAATTGCAAATATATATAAAATCTTTTGATATTCATTCATATCTCCATTGACCAATTTCTTATCTAAAGACTCTTTTATATATTCTCCTTTATCTAAAAGAAATTTATTTACCTGTCTCCTAGAATATCCTACATCGTATATTTTTGCAAATTCTTTATTTTTTGTATTATTAATACAAGTATATCCTATAATCTTGTCAAAAAGAATTTGATTTTCTCTAAGCAACTCTGTATTTTTTTCATGTTCTCTATATTCTTCTTCTGAACAATAATATTGATTTTTCTTTTTACCATTTTTATCTATCTTAGGGAAATTAAACGCTACATCTGTTGTTAAAGGTTTCCCACATAATTTACATTTACATTTTCTAGCCATATTACCCTCCTACTCCATTTCTCTATATTTTAATTCATCTAAAGTGTGTATCTCTTCGTTATTAAATCTACATACAGAACATCCCATTTCATTAGCAACATTATAACATTGAACGTCCCAACATCGGATTCCATGTTTCTTTATTTCGCTTAAAGGTAATTCTGATGCACCCCAATAATTCCCCCATAAATTTACTTCTATTAATCTCTGATTACATTCTATAATATCTAATTTTTCTTCTTTTACTTTATGAAAAATAACGGGGCAAATATGACAATCTATATCATATGTGGAACATAAAATATCATCACAATTTACATAATTTTCTTGTTGTCTATATTTTTTAGGTAATATTGGAATGAACATTTCACCTATTCTAACTTTCTCACTCACATTAATCTCTCCTTTCTATATATTAATTATATCATATTTTAACAATGTTGTCAAGTATTTTTTTAATTTTTATTATTTCCATTTTCTAGGCATTTTAATCTCGTTAATCTATTTCTCTCCAAATTATTTTTTCTAAAAAATAAGTTCTATCATCATTAAATTTACAACGTTCACAATCCATTTCTTTTTTCATGGAGCAACATTGTATATCACAACAATTTATTCCATTTTCTACTATATCTTTTAAAGTTTTATTTGTCATGCTCCAAAATCCCTCACACAATCTTATTTCTACCAATTTTCCATTAGTCTCAATAATACTCATATCGTCATCATGGATTTCCCCAAAATCCATAGGACAGTCTCCACAATCTATGTGAAAACCTTCGCATAAAATATCCTCGCAGCATATAAATCCTTTTTTAAATTGATATTTCTTCGGTACTATAGGTATTAATTTTCCATTTATTTCAATCTTTCTCATATTATTTTCTCCTTTCTTATATGTTAATTATATCATATTTTAACATTATTGTCAACTATTATTTAAAAATATTGTATCAATTATATCAATAAGCGATATAATCATTAATGTTGTAGCAATATCAATATAGTTCCATTTTATATATAGAATAGCTATAATCATTAATATTAAATCTTTCCTAATTTCTTTAAACATATTTTCTCCTTATTAAAAAGGGTAGATATTTCTACCTACCCAATTTATATTATAAACTTCTTCTTGATGATTTTGGTTTAGTAACAGGTTTTGTTTCCTCTTCCTCTATTATTAAATCACTCGCATCGGTATCATCTTCTGAGAAACTTAATCCTAATAATGAAGTTATTTGATATCTTTTTAAATATGTCATTAGAGAACCATAACCCTGTGCTTCTAATTTAGGGGGTATTAAAGATATTGAATTACTCTCTATAAATTGCCCTGTTTCAACATGAATTAATCTAGTTTTAATACATATAGAGTTTTCTTTTGTTCCACTTATAGGAAGTTGTATTAAAATTAATCCTTGGTCATTTAAAATAGGTCTAGTTACATTTAATATTTGAGATAAACTAGCATACGAACTTTCATGAAAAGGATTTTCTGCATCCTTCTCTACTGTTGTAAAATGCTTATGAAATCCTGCTAAAGCCTTATACAACTCCGTAGTATTATCACTAGAATAAAACTGAACATCTGAATTGCCTATTTGTTTATTAATATTAAATTTACATTTACACTCCATGTTTGCCTCCTTTAAAGGGTGAGGGATTTCCTCACCTAATATTTTCTCATTAATTACATTTTCCATAATTATCTAGCTCCCTTCAAATTAAAATGGCACTTCGTCTTCGGCTACCTCTACTTCTTCACCTTCTACTTCTTCGCCTTTTTCCTTTTTAATATCATCTACTTTTTCTTGAAGTCTTTCAATTCTTTCATCTATTGCTTGGTGCATTAATTCTATATAATGAGAAGTAAATGGGAAGTCCTCTTGACTAGGAACAGTATAGCAAAATTCTTCTTCTTCTCCTTCTTCAAGGTCATCATATACTGGTTTTATATATTCATTATTATCATCTAAAGTCATGATTGGAGCAGAACAATTAGTTAATTCAAAATAAGTTTCAATTTGAACCCTATTTTTAACTGATTTACCTATACCTCTGCTTTTCTTAGCTTTAGCTACAGATTTAATAAAATCAAATTCTATATAAAGTATGTCTCCTACTTTAAGTTCTTCTTTAATATATTCGGCATATTCTTCATTATGAGTTCTTATTTTCATTATAAATCCATTTACTTTATCCTCTTTTTCTTCCTCATTATAATAAGCATAATTATTAACTAATACACTTAGCTCTAAAGCATTACCATCAATATCAGTTACATCTTCATAGCCTTCAAGCATACAATAAATCATACCTTTAGAACCTTTAGTAATAGGGAATTTACTGTCTTCTTGAGTGGTGCAGAATACCCCTCCTACTCTAGTTCCTCTGTCAACAAACTCTCCTTCTTTGGTAACATATTTATTTTCGTCAAATCTTACTAAACAGTTAACTATTTCGCCTTCTCCGTCATCTTCAACTGTTCTACACTCTGAATAGAGTTTTTTCATTTTAGCATATGTTTTATTTGTATTTCCGTTACCAGAGTATTTTCTAATAAAGAAATCAACATCAGTTGACTTCCCTTCTTCTGTTTCAACCTCCATAACAAATCTAATGGCTTCATCTTTTTTACCTTTATTAGTTATTGCTCCGTTTTTAATTGCTAAAACTTCACCATTTACATATCCTTCGGAATATCTTACTCTTTTCTCTTTATCTGCCATATTATCATTCTCCTTTCATATTTACATCTTAATTATATCATATTTTAATAATGTTGTCAAGTATTATTCACAAGATTTTTCAATTTCTTTTTCTATTATCTTTTTAGCCATTCTTAATTTACAAAGTTTATACCCTTTATTAACATCAAAAGTGTCACTAGGGTGGACTTTTGAGAACACCTTACCATAAGTAGGAGACTCCATCACCACCATTTCTCTGTTATATCTCCACTTAACAGGGACTTTTTTATTAGCTATATTAATTACGTCTGTTTTCCAATCTGTCCAAGCTATTTTAAACAGTTTATCTACCATATCTCTATCTACTAACATAAGTTCTACAGAATTCTCTTTTTTTAAAGTTAATTCATACCCACAACAATGATTAAACGTTTCTACCATTTTGAAATCATGTAATACATATATTTCTTTAGTAATAACATTCACTAATTTATCACCATGTTTAAATTTCATATTAATTCTCCTTTCGTTTTCTATATTTATATTATACCATATTTTAATAGTATTGTCAATCTTATTTAAATAAGTTTTTAAAAATATTTTCTAATACTGGAACGGCAATACTATTGCCTATTTGTTTATATAATTGAGTATCAGAAGTTGGTACATTTTTAGCCTTATAAAAATCATCATCGCTAAATCCCATCAATCTCCAACATTCAAGTGGAGTTAATCTCCTAATTTTAAAGTTAGTAACAACTTCCCCATCTATTACTAACGGTTGTCTCCAACCTCCTTGCATAGTGTCTAAAGTAGGAGATATAAATTCTTTATCATAAATGCTTCCTGCTTGATGTCTTCTGCCTTCTTCATCAAATACTCCACCTAATCTAACTGGAAGAACTTCTATAATCTGTTTAGGTTGCTTATAGTCTCTCGCAGAAAGAGTTGAGATACATTTATTGGGATTATATACCCAAGCAGAGGTACAATTACGATATTTAACATTACCATTTTCATCACATGGATGTGGAGCAGTTGTCCCTAAAACCTCTAAACATTCATTATTTAATCTATCTTGAGGGAATTTAAAAAATCTGTCTTGCATTTCTTGAGATAAATAATATTTGTCTTCAACTGAATCTTCTAATATATCTTTAAGTTTTAATTTTAACGGAAATCCTTGAGGAAATTCAAAGGTATGCTTATCATCTAATATACTAACAACATAAATACGTTCTCTATTTTGAGGTAAACCAAAATCTTTCGCATTTAATATTTTATAATAAGAAATATATCCAACTTCTTTTAAATCTTCTATATACTGATTAAAATTATGTATATGTTTTTTACTCATTACGTTTTTAACATTTTCCCAAATAACATATTTGGGCTTAACTTTTTTAATTATATCTACACTGTACCACATAAGACTACTTCTAGTGCCACTTCCTTTATCTCCACCTTTGCCCTTCCCCGAAACAGAGTAGTCCTGACATGGGCTTCCTGATACGATAATATCAATATTTTTAGGTAATAACTTTACATCTATTGAACTTACATCGCCCAAATTTAAACTTTCATCTACTCCATGTATCGCACAGTAACTTTTAATCGCAAATTTATCTATCTCACTAAATCCAACTAAATCATAATCCACATTAGCATTTTTAAGTGCTTTTTCAAATGCACCTATACCACTAAAAAGACTAAGTAATTTCATAGCATCACTCCTTTTTAATAATGTTGTCAAGGGGAGTTATCCCCTCAACAAAACCTATCCTTAATATAATTCTAACCTTGTAATATTCATGATATTTTCACTACTCTGATACAAGTTAGTGTTAAATATTATATCATCTACGGAATAAGCAACAACTATTTGTGTTGAATAATCACTATAAACTATCAACCATTTAAATCTACTAGAACTCATATTTTATACCTTCCTTCCTTTATCTTTTATAATAAATTACATAGCAAGTTCTTTTCTTCACACCCATTCGGTTAACTCTTTTCTTATATTGTCTACTAGACTCACCTTTAATTCTAGGAACATATACATCTAATTTATAAGGAGTGTTTAATCCTCGTCCTCCTCTGTCAGCCACTTTTTTCATACCGTAACCTTCGATATATATGTTTCTTCCTAACGCCCAATAATTATTTGCTATTGTCTTACTATTTAGTTTCCCTAAAGAGCCATAACCTGCATAACCACCATTTTCACTAGCTAAAGAAGTGTAATGATATATTTTACAAGTTATCTTTCTTACCTTTCTAACCTTTCTTCCTGTTTTTTTAGTCCAATATCGTGTGCTTGTTTTTGAATAAGCATCTACATAACTACTGTCCGTGGGGCAATAAAAAGTGCTTCCAAACACTACTCCTATTGCTAATCCTACTGCTAATATTTTCTTTTTAATTTTTTTCATTTAATCACCTCTGTAAATTTATTTTCCCACCCACCAATCCCATAAATCTTATCTATCTTTTTACATTTCTTAGCTCATTAATTATATCATCAAAGAAATCATCTATTCCTGTTTCTGAGACTCTAATTACACCAAAAGGAGTTACAAAACGTTGCATATCTTTTTTATTAGATTTTTTAGATTTACCAACGAGTCTAACACTATTTTCTGTATGATTACAAATCAATTCTTTCCCATCAGTCATTAATATAACTCCACTTTTAGGTTCGAATAATACAAATTTTGCCTTTTTCCATGTATCATTGCCTACAGAAAATTCAACATCTGTTCCTAATTCTACTTTACTCCAGTCGGTCTTGCTTTCTTCTTTTTCTCTGTCCCATACTAATTTCCCAACTTCGTTAAATACTTTCATTATATCTTTTTTACTATCAAGTTTATGATTCATTTTTTTATCATATTCATTGTTAAAGGCTTTAAAGTATATATCCTTGCCTTCTTTTAAAGGCTCTCTTATTGCCATTATATCTCCATTAAATATAAAGCATTTTTCGTTTGCCTTTTCTTCTCTTAATACCACTTTAAAATTTCTTCCATAAGTTTCTATCATACTATCACCTATTCCTTTCTTTATTATACTTATATTATATCACAAACTCATATTGTTGTCAAGTGTTTTCTTGAAATTTTTTCCATTTATTTTAAGTCATGAATATTAAATGAAAAATCTTTACACTTATCTCTAAAACTAACAATTCTAATTAATGGTCTGTTTTTTATACAATATCCTTTAGTTACTTTATCACTACTTCTAAATCCTATGAAATAATCACACATCCAACATCTTTGCATATTATCACCTTAATAACATTCTTCTTCAAAAGAATCAAAATATAATTGCCCATCTATTATACCTGCCCAAGCATAACAAGTAACACTATATCCCGTAGAATCAAATCCTCCTGTACATTGGAGTTTCAAATCTACGTTAAATTTTTTATTAACAAGGTCGATAACATCATATATTGTTTCAACCTCGTCTAATATATAATCACAAATTCTTCCGTCTTCCCTGTCTAAAAAACTTTCTACCCAATTTTCTACTTTTTCAAGTTTGTTAGGTACTTTATCTAAAGTAACCCATTTTTTAGTTAATATAGGTATCTGACAAACCTCATAACATTTTATTTCGTCTTCAGAATATTCAAAAGGTTCTTCACATTGACTTTCAGAAAGTCCTTCGCTATATTCTGCCATATAATAAGTTCCTTCAAAATCAAATACCATGGCTTTATGACTACTCCATCTACTTTTCCCCATCTCAAGGATATCTTCATAATCTCCATTCCATAGTTTTTCTTGTAAATCAATCTTTTTAAACTCTTTCATATTATCACCCTTTCTATACATTTATTATACCATATTTTACTAATGTTGTCAAGTGTTATTTGCTAAAATCTGCTATGTTCTAATGTCCCTTCTGACTGCAATAGTTCTTGAAGCCTATTTATAACCGCTTCATCTTCTACTCTAAATGATACCATCTCATCTTTGCTCCCTTTAATAGGGAAAAGTACTGTTGGATATCTGTCTGTTTTTCTAAGAGTCAAGGGCTTAGACTCTTTTTTATCTATAAAAGACGTTTTACTTTTCTTACTTTTAAGCCTCACAGTCTCGCTAGTGCGATTATAAATTATACCCTTTTTAGTAACTATTTTTATGTTACCATTTGCTTTATCATAAAATACAAATTTTGCATCATTCCATTTATTATTTTCAAAATACTCAACATCTTCTCCTATCTCTGCTTTAGTCCAATCAGCATCTCTTTCAAATAACAAAGTATCATCTATATCATATATCTCCATAATATCTAATAAGGGCGTTTCTTTATGATTAAATTCATCTGTATAACCACTTATATGAGCTACAACTCTACTGTCATAAGGGTTAAAAAGAGATGCTTTATCTTTTAAATGTAATCCTACAACCATATCCCTTACAATATAGTAAACCTCATCTTCATTGTTTCCTTCTTTAACTCTTAAAGTAACTCTCATTCCACTTTTCAAATTACTTAATTTCATTTTATCACTTCCTTTAAATTATTTATAAACACACTCCGTCCAATACTCAAATTCTGATAAATCTTTTGATAATGTTTTATGTCTGAATGGAGTAGGAACACAACAAACGAATATTCTTTCAACCCATTCATCCTGTTTTGAATTTCTTACTCTAACTTGTGTTCCTACAGGAGCAGGATTCCAAATTTCATTTCTTACCCAAATAGGGTTTCCTTCTGAATCCTTTATTATCATTATATCTTTTGTTTTAAATTCTTTACTTGTGAAATCATCATTATAGTGACCAAGAATATTTATAGCACTTCCAACAAATTTAAGAGTTGAAATTTTCTCTCTTATATAACAAGCTCCTTCAACTATATAATACTTATCACCATTTCTCAATGTAAAACCCATTCCACTTTTTATATCTTGTTTATTCATTATTTATCCACCTTTACCTTCCCATTAGAGTCATACACAGGAGACATAATCGCTTTATTATCTCTTATCCCTATATAATAATGTACACCTGTTTCCTTATCTACATATTCTGATATTCTTATTCTTCGTAATCTTCCTTTATCTGCTATCTTTATAAATCCACTATCAGAATTTACGGTTTCTTCTTCCATAGATACACAACCTATCATACTCACTCCTAGTATACATAACAAACCTAAACTAATTATTTTTTTCGCCATTTTATCGCTCCCTTTTATTTTAATATATTACCACTCTTCCTTATCTTTTATATATATTATTTCTTTTTTGCTCATTTTTATTTCACTACAAGTTAAATTATCTAATTCTTCTTTAAGAAAGTCTATAAATTCTTCTTCTGTCATGTCTCTAATCTTATCATTATTTTGAGTGAATACTTTCATTATATCTGAATAACTTGGCACACTAAATGAATACGTTCCGCCAAATTCCATTTCTAAAATATTCTTTTCTAATATTATTTCCATGTAATTTGTATAATGTCCATTATATCCACAAGTGGGGCAACCACAATTATCACATATCATATCATCACATATATCTATTATACCACCGTCTATCATTTCAACTAAATATTTGCTTATATTACCACCCCTTTACATATTCTTCTATAAGAAGATTGATATAGTCTGAAATAGAATTTATTCCTCTGAACTCATAATAAGATTTTATACTAAAACTATCTTTATCTTTTTCATTTATCATAAAAAGGCTAAGACTATTTTCGCATAACTCTATTTCTAAATAATTATTTCCTTTTTCATATTCTAATTGAATACCTCCTGTTGCTACTGGAAATACTTCGGGTTGCATTTTTATACGTTTAAGAAGGCTTTTAGTCAAATCTAATGTCTCTTTAGAAATTGGATTAGCGTCATATCCATCCCATCCTTCTTCAAATTTATACATTTCGTTTATTTTTTTTAAATTGTATTCCAAAGTTACCATAATCCCCTCCTTCACCTAACCCAAAAGGGTTAGGTTATATTTAAAATAATATGATAAATTTATGATTATACTTATATAATATCACATTTTAATAATATTGTCAACTATTTTTTTAACATTTCTAATAATTCTTCTTTAACAGGAGCTTTTCCACAACTTCTTTTCTTATTTTCAGGGCAGAATAAATATCTTCCACATATAGGGACTAAATATGGTTCATATATAGGAGCAACCTTTATCACTTCGTCTTTCATAAGTTGGGCAATTCTTCTAATTGGAGCTTCTGCACATGAACACAATCTTTTATTCATAAAATTCATTAATGCTTCTAAAGTAAATCCCATACTAAAAGCAGATTCAACTCCTATTGGTACTAAATGTCTAGCTATTTCATTTGCTTTCTCCCCACTATATCCTAATGCCTCTAATCTTTTTATTGCATCACTATATAATTTTCTAGCGGTATTTTCCATTTCTTGGAATATCATTAATAATTCATCATCATTTTCTACTTCAGGAGGACAATATAAATTTAAATTTTCTTTATTGACATATCTCAAAGATTGAACGTTCTTATATGTCCCTACATCATGTCTCGTACATTGGTCTACTGCATCTCTAGGGATAACAGTTATTTTAAATTTAAAATAATCCCCTCTTGAACCACTAAAGTGTCCTGTTTTTAATACATCTTTGCCTACAGATTTAGCGTATTTTTCATCAGTTTGATAACATACGGATGCTACCTTCCCATGGTTCTCCATAAAATTCTTAACATCGTTTGCATTAATTAACTCTACTTTGAAATCTTTAATTGTAAACATACAATTCTCCTTTCTATGTTTTTATTATTTAATTATGTATAAAATATCGAAAACTAGACATACCATAAGTAGAAGTCCTCCCAATAAGGTGTACGAAGATTCCTATAAAAATCTTTACATATAGTAGAAGTAAGTCTTTCAGACACCCTTTCTCCAGTCATAAAATCTTTATTTATATCTTCATAATTTACCTTCTTTAAAACAGTACAATCATTTTCTAACCACAACTTTATAGAAGCTATTACATCTTTATATCTTATTACTCTTTTATCATTTTTTTGATTATATAATATTTCTAAATTCTCTTTTATTTCTTCTTTTATTTTCTCTATTGGTTTTTCAGTTATAATATATTTTGAATTATCCATACTAGCATAAACAGGATAATCACAATCTGTATATTCTTTGTATATCTTTAAAAACTCTTTTGATATATTATACCAATAAGCTTTATAAGGAGAACCATCACATTCATAACAATCCTCTAATTTACTCTTTATATTAACTATATGCAATTTTATTCACCCTCCCTTATAACATCAAATATATAATGATTACAGGATATATCTCCTATAAAATTTCTTAATATACATTTGTGTTCTTTAATTCTCTTATCTTTAGAATATAATGTTAACTCATTTAAATTTTTAGTTAATTTATTCATCTTTTCAATAAAATCACCCCTTTCTACAACTGTTCTATTTATTATTTTTATTCGAGGAAAGTCTTCTCCTATATATTCTTTATACATTTTTTTAAAGGAATCCTCTTCCTTAGAAGAACATCTATCCCATACTTGACATCTCCAATTAATTCTATTGTCAGTATCTATTTTATCTATATAACATATCATGTTATTCCTCCTTACATAACATATAAATAATCCTATTTGCAAGTCCCCTTTGGATTATATCTATCTCATGAGATACCTGATCAACTCTTCTGTCATGAATTTGTTTCTCTAAAGAGCTCAGATGTTCTCCAATAACCCCATTTAAAGTTTTAAAATTTTCTTCTAATTCCAAATACTCTTCTCTCATTTTAAATGAAGGATAATCTCTTCCGAAGTATTCTTTATATAATTCAACTATTTTATCACTTTGTATTCTTGCTATGTTATCTCTTATAGCTTCTAAGACAATTTCTCCTTCAATCTCTTTATATTTAATTCCGTATAATTTTTCAACCATATCACCAACTCCTTTATATTTATATTATATCATATTTTAATATTGTTGTCAACTATTTTTTACGTTTAATTATGTAAGTTTGTGGATTAACTTTATCATATTCTCTAATGACTTCTGTCTCTCTTTCATCTAAGAAACAATATATTGTAGCTAATATTACTATTGGAATAAAATACATTGTACCACCTCCTTCCTAATCGTGTTTATATCATATATTTCTATTATTATATCATAAATTAATAATATTGTCAACTATTTTCTGATTTTATTTCTTTAACTTTTGCTTTTACATAACCGTCCCTCACAGTCTTTATCCCATTAAACTCATACTTAGGACAAGAGTGATAAAATATATCGAATACCTCTCTATTTTTCCCTCTTCTTTTTTTACATATATTGTGTTTTCCTGTTTTCAAATAAGAACAAGTCATACAAATTTTTTCTTCCATATTATATCAGCAACCTTTCTAAATTTTTTTCTTCTACTTTTAGATTAAGCATTTTAGCAACACCTAAAATACCTGTTGTAGTCCATCTTAAACTTATATACCCTTCTCCAAAGTTATCTATACCTCCTACAAGTTTTACAAAGTCTTTATCCATATTTAAATTAGGATACCACTGGTTATTAATTCTACTTAAAACTTTATATTTTCTTGCCAGTAAAATTTCAAAATCAGTACCAGAAGAAAATCCAAATAGATTTCCTACCTGTCTTGAAGTAAATAATTTATTACTATTTTTAAATTTTTGCAACCAATCTAAATCATATCGCAGTTCAACATCAAATTTCTTTTTTATCATACTTTTACCTCCTAGCCACATCTTTTCATTTTTTCTAAAGCCCTTCTCATTATTCTACTAACCTGCATTTGACTTACCCCTATTTGTGACGCTACTTGTTTTTGGGAACGATTATTATAAAAAATTTCCTCTATAACATATCTTTCTCTTTCACTTATAACACTAAGCAAATATTCTATATATATATTTGTATCAAAATCCTCTTCATAAGGGGGTATTAAAACATCTGCAAAAGTACCTTTTTCTTCACTATCGTCGTCAATTCCACAAGATTTATCAAGTGAAGCAATCCCAAAAGAAATATCTTTAATCTCTTTTACCTCGTCAACACTTAAATCTAATTCCTCAGCTATTTCTTCTACTGTCATGTCAGAAAGCATAGATTCTATTCTATATTTGTTTCGAGTTATTTTTCTTCCATAAACAATTCCCCTTTTTTTACCTCTAAATTCTCTTCGTATGCCGCCCAATATATAAGGAACGGCATAAGATGAAAATTCATAACCTTTACTTTTATCATAAGTATCAACACATTTAATTAGGTTCATAAGCCCTATTTGTTTTACATCGTCATAAGTATAATCATATGTATTAAATAGTCCTAATCTTCTATTTATTACATAATCTACTAATTTCATATTTTTAACTATAAAATCATCTTTTTCTTTTTTATTTTTAAAGTTCATAACATCACTCCCCACAAATCTATAATCTTATTTTTCCAATCTTATTTTTTCTAAATCTTTGTCAAATTTAAACCCAATAGTCTTACTTGTAGTAGCTAAATAATAAAGACTACTAAAGTTGATTTTAACATTTTTGCCTTCTATTTTTAAGTAATTATTTAATTCATTTATAACTAAATCTACACTAACATAATAATTTTTATCGGCTAATCCTAAATATCTCTGATACAATATTACTGTAAACATAATTCTTCTTAAAGATTCATTAAATTTTTCTTCTTCTTTAAATTCTTTAGTTGGATTTTTGCCTGACATATAATAATAACCTTCCTTACCTACAACTTTAAGTACTTGAGGTATAGTCATGCCGTTAAACCAACCATACTTCAAAGTATTACTATATATGTCTTCGTATCCTATATCGCCTTTTCTAAGTTCTTCAAAATCATTTCCTTTGACCATAAGCGTCCACTCTTGTGGGACTTTACAATCAAGCTCTATAAGGAAATCATCAGTTAAAAATATATTGTCCCTTTTAAATGTACATTTTTTCATAAATAAACCCTCCTATTTAATTATCTTTAAATCACAAGTAGGTAAATCTACTCTCATTTTACCACCCCAACTTATATACTAATGTTGATAATATCACAAGTAAAATACAGAACGTATATCCTTTCATAAAATCCGTTGTAAAAACACCTTTTTTGCAACAAATAATACTTATTATAGTTACTACTATTAACCAAATTGTACATCCAATCATACTATCTTTCTCCTTTCTATATTTATATTATATCACATTATCAAATTGTTGTCAAGTGTTTTTCTCATTTTTTTTAAAATTTTTCCAATATGTCTACTTATATATACTTGATTACAACCATACATTTCTCCTATTTCTTTTTGAGTTTTATTCTCATAAAAATATAAGGTTATTAAATCTCTTTCGTTCTTAGGTAATATATTTAATAATTGTTTTACAATCATTTTATTATGTAATTTTTCTATAGAATCTTCTGAATCTGCTATCATATCTCCAACAGTTGTATCTTCTTCATCACTATTAATGGATTGATTTAAAGATGTTAACCCACCTATTAAAGAATATATCCTATTTAAATCCTGTAGGTTTACATCTAATATTTCACAAATTTCTTCGTTAGTTATATGGACATTTTTTCTTTTTAATTTATTAATTCCTCTTAATAAATTCATATCAATTTCACTCAATCTATTCATTCTATTCCTAACAATAACTTTTTTAGAAACTTTATCTAAAGAAGTTATACCATAAGTATAAAAACTCAAACCTCTTTCAGTATCAAATCTCTTGATGCATCTTAATAAAGCTAAATTAAGCTCTTGTTCCATATCCTCTAAATCAAAAGCTTGTATTCCTGTTTTCCTTGCTCTTCTCATTTCATGCTCTACAATTCCTTTATATTTATTAAATAATTCGTTTAAAGCTTCATTATCACCATGTTGTGCTTTTAAAAATAATTCCTTCATATTATTTCTCCTTTCCTTATTATACTTATATTATATCATATTTTAATATTGTTGTCAAGTATTATTTTGAATTTTATTCATACATTTATTACATAACTTATTTAAATAGCCCTATTAAATAAAAAAAGGAAGAATAATTATTCTTCCTTGTCTAGTTCAATTTATCTCTCTTATCAAAATAAGCTTTCTGCATATCAAGAGAAAACTGAATTTCTTCTTCCGTCATATCTTTTACTTTATTGTTAATAAAAATTCGTTGGTATAAATGCCCTCTAATGTTTATTTCTCTGTCTAACATTACTTCTGCTTTGTCTCCAAATCTTCTGATAACAGTACCACATATTCCTTCTTCTTCATCATAGTACACATTACAGAATAATTTAATTTCTAAAGGACTTACATAAACTCTTTCTTTTGTCATCTTCTCACTCCAAATGATGGCTTATATAGGAGTCTAAAGCCATCTAATTATAGTTATATCAACTCCTATATATATTATACCAAACTTTAAAAATATTGTCAATAATTATTCAAAAAAATTTATTATTTCATTATATATTTTTTCAACCATATTATCTATATTTACATTAGAGGTCTTTCTTTTTTTTATAACATCTTTTATATCACATGATGTTATTCCTAATATGGAAGAGTTCCCAACTTCTATAGTAAAGAAATTTGTTGCAGAAGCAGGTTCTATTCCTCTATTAGGTCTTAATTTTATATTGCCTAAATTTTTCTTACTTCCTATACCTGAATCTATAGCTACTATTTTTTTATCTTCGTTTTCAAACATAACTTTTAAACATTCTTCTATATAATTTTTCCCATCAATAGGCTTTTCTACTGTCCCATAAACAGTAAATCCTGCTTCTTTTAATTTGCTCCCTAATCTTGGGGCAAAGCTATCTAAAGGATATTTAGGAGAGCCTATACATAAGAATACTAAATCCTCTTTATCACATAATACTTTTTTTATATTTCCTATTATCTTCATATTATCACCTCTTAAATATATTGATATATTAACATATGGAAACCTTTTCCTGTTCGTATAAAATTTTGACACCAAGTTTCCATGTTAATATTTAATTCATTTTCCCCCAACTGTGCCATTTTTATTATGGCATCAGAAGGGATTTCTTCATAGAATATTCTCTCAAAGCCTTCCTTAGCTTTTTCATATTCTTTATTAAGTATTTGTTCCTTGACTTCGTTAAAAAGTCTCTCTGTTTCTTCTACAGCCTTTTGTCTTGCTTTTATATTCTCTGTATATTTTAATAATTTTTCTAAACCCTCACCTTCAACAAACTTTAACTTTTTAGTGACCCTCATATTCCCCTCCTGTTAATTAATTATATTTATTTTTATATAATAATAGTGTATCCATAGAAAATGCACTAATATTATGTTTTCGTTTAAAATCTCTAATAGTAGAGTTATTCCATATTGTATTATTAGCTATTGTTTCTTCGTGCATCTTGTATATAACTCCTCCTATATATAACTTTTGCGGTTTTAACAATACCCCATATCCCGCTAATGAATCATTTAAATTAGCAATTCTAGTTCTTAACCCATTAAATGTCATTCTATTTAAACCCATACCATTATTTCTTTGAGGTTTGCTTCTTACGATATAAGGACTATTTACATTTAATTTATAAGCTTCATTTGAAGTTCCGTCTATATCCCCTAATTTATAGTAAGAAATTTCTTCGATAGCAGATTGACAATATTCTCTTAATACTTCATCCATTTCTATTGTTTTATTTCCAACAATTATTTCATTCTTAAAGAAATCAACATCCGTCACTTTGATATTTGTTATATCATCAAACTTTTTATCTTTTAGACCATACCAAATTCCATAAACTAGGAATTTATCTTGTGAATTAATAAACTGTTCACATATAGCAATTATTTCATCTTTAGTGTAAATACCTTCATTGTCTTTTATTATTTTATTAGGTGGTACATTTGAAAACTTTGTAGGTATATTAAGTACATCATTAAATATTTTAGTAAAGTCATTTACTCTTATAGTTATACTTTGATAAGAATCTATTCTACCACAATGAATTATCAAAAAGTCGTTTATCTCTTCTAATGTTGCCCCAGTTATATTTTCCCCCTCGTTTACTACAAGTTTACCTTGTTCTGATAAGTAACTTATTAATCTTCTGTAATTGGCCCTAACACCTATTTTTGATGCTTCGTTCCAATTCTCTGTTGCCTTCTCTATTGTCTCATAATTTTTTAAGTTTAACATATTCTTTTGAGGTGGAATGTTACCACCTCACCTCCTTTCCTTATTATACTTATAGTATATCACAAAATCATATTGTTGTCAAGTGTTTTTTTAATTATTTTTGTAAAATTTTATTATTTATCTCCATTACTAATTCTGCTATCTTTTCTTCATCTACTTTTTTAGGTAATACGCTATTCTCTTTGGCATATTTAAATTCTCCTTCAAGTCTATTTGCTATTTCAAATATTTCCTCATATGTGTATTTACCATTTCTTATATCTAATAAGAATTCTCTGTCGCCTTCTCTGTAGGTTCTTATACCTTTTCCAGTTAATATATCTGTTCCCATTAGATATAAACGTACTAAGTGCATAGAGTGTTTTAATAAATGAGGTTCATCTTTTTTTCTATTTCTATGGTTTAATTTACCATATTGTTTTACTACTTCGTTCATTTCATTTAACATACATTTTAAATCTCTTAAAGGGTAATGATTTAAATTTATATCTATCATTATTTCTTTGTCATATTCTTCTCTACTAGAATCATCTATATATAATTTTAAGTCCTTATCTATATGTTGATAAGATAACTCAAACGTATTTATTCTCTTTTGTATTGACTCAAGCATATGTTCCTCTTTTTCGGATTGAGTATAACTATCTCTAGCCATAGCATTTTTAAGCCTTCTTAATTGATTTTGTGAATACCCTAAGAAAGCATTATAAACTGCATCACTACCTAAAAATATCTCAACGTTATCTTTTAAAAGCTTCCCTTCTTCTGATATTATGAATATATCTTCTTCTCTAGTCCCTAGTATCTCTATTACATTAGGATTAGAATTATGTAATAAACCTATTATTTGTTTTAAAGGATATATCACACTATCTGAATCTGAAGGAGTGTAAGGTTTATTCTTACATCTCATACTTAATATCTCTTGTTTTGAATTTAAATATACTCCTCTTAAATCTATATCTGAACCCTCTACATTTGTTCCATAAGCATAAGAACCACCCAAAGTAAGTAAACATATTGGATTTTCTTTAATAAACCTATCTGCTCTTAGGAAATCGTATTCCTTTTCTCTTAAAAATAAATCATTCATATAAATTCCTCCTTATATAATATATTTTTTATCAAATGTGTTGCCATACCTTTTTAATATCTCCATTTCTAAATCTTTAGAAACAAAGTTGTTGTTTCTGATATTCATTTTTCTAGCACCTCTATTAACACATTCATTCTTTTTTTGCATATAACTTTTCTTAGCTATATAGCGTTCTAAGATATAAGGACTAGAGCTTTTCTTTTTATTACAATCTTCACAAATTAATCTTAAATTATTAAAGTTCCAACATTGTTCCCATAATTCTTCTACAAGTCTTAAATCATCAACTCCGTATTTCTCTTTAGCTAATTTCTTAAAGAAAGCTTTAGGTATTTTATGGTCTACTGTTATTTCATTTCTTCTTATTTTTTTACCACATTTAGGGCAAATATAGTATTTACCTTTAAATCTATTTTTTACAGTTCTAGTAGTTACCAACTCTTTTTTAACTATATTAGCATAATTCTTGTCATCAAAGACACAATCTTTTCTTTTAACGATTGTGTCTTCTCCTTCTAATATCACATAACTGTCTTCTGTTTCCCCTATTATAGTAGCTTTTCTTACCTCATATCTTCTGTTACTCTTATTAAAAAATACATACCACTTTTTCATTCGGTTTCCCCCTTTAAATTTATCTTAATATTTTTCCATTATTAATTGTTTTAATTTATAAGCATTTACTAAATTAATACTATCTTCATTCATTTGATTTATTAAAGAATCACATTCATTAATTAATAAATCTTTATTTATATTGTTTATTATCATTTCTGTCATGATACCTAATCCGTAAGTAACTTGACATTCTTCTAATCCATAAGCTGAATTATCATAATAATTATTTAGGATATCTCCTGTTATATCGTTATATTCTTCTGTAAATTCACTTCTACTTTGTTTCGCTATTTCGATAGCCTGTTCCCTATCTGTATAACAAGTAGCACGATTAGAACCAAAATGCATACCTGTTAAAAATAATGTTAAACAAAGTAGTGTACAACCTATAAGTTTTAACCCTTTCTTCTCTTCTTTTATAAGTTGTTTCATAAAATTATTTTTACTCTTTTTATTTGTATTCTTATTCATATTACCCTCTCCTTTTCTTTATTATACTTATATTATATCACATTATCAAAGTGTTGTCAAGTGTTTAATATAATTTTTTCTTATTATTTCGTATTTTTTTAAACTTGGAAACGCTACTACAATTTCTCCAAATCTATCTATTATATCGTCTTCATTTATAAAAGACACTATCTCTCCAACTGCATCTTTAGGAACTCCTAGCACCTTTTCACACGCCTCTCTAAGAACAACTTTATCTCCTTTATTCATTCCATCTTTACTATCTATTGTCTTTATAGGATTAAAATGTTTAGCCCAAACTTCAAATTTTTTGTGTTTATAAGATATTAACGGTGCTACTATTATATCTCCATCATCTATATCTATGTTAAATATATTTTCATCTTCTCTAGTCATAGTGACAATACAAAGATTGTCACTATTAGTTATTCTATAAACGTTGCGACCACGCCCTATTATTACATCACCTATATTAAACATATATTATTACCTCCTTACTCTCCCACCATTATTAAATAACGATTAACTAAATGTTGTATAAATTTAACATTAGAATTCATTGACGGACAGTTTGACTCATATATAAGGTCAGATTTTCCGTTAAGAAATATTCTTTTAACCTCTTCATAGATATTGCTAGGAACATTTACTCCGTATTTATCAAAAGCTTTATCAAATTTGTCTCCGTCAAATCCATCTCTTCTTTCAAGAACATACACTAAACTTATTAAAGCGCTTGTTACTCTATTTTTATCTGTCATTGATTCACCTATACTATAAAGATTTCTAGCACAATTTAGAAAGAACTCTTTTACATCAGTCGAATCTGCTTTAGGATTCATATGACTAAATATGTTAAAATCATTCAATGAACTGGCTATATTATAACTTTTTAATTCTAAGGCTAGTTTAACTCCATACATTTTATCTTCGTTTGACATATTTGTCACAAGGTCAAGTACTGATGGAGCATTTGAAATATAAAATCCTTCATATCTCAAGTAACAATATTCATACATAGTTTTTTTGTCATTATTTGACTCCACAAAAGAAGCCTCTCTATTATTAATATCTCTACCATAAACTGTTTTATATATAGAATCAGAGAATATAAATCCTTTTTCATCTAAGGCAATTCTATTTAAACTAAAAGCTTGTTTCTTTAAGTATGCACTTAGAACTCCTTTTCTTAGTCTTAATTTCCCTAATTCTGTTTCTAAGTAATACCCTCTATTATCTCTTTTAATCATATCTCTAATAGGAGTAAAATCTTCTACTAAAAGTTTGAAGTGACTTAAACTTATATCTTTATAGAAAAGGAATCTTCTCACTCCTTTGTCTACTGCATAAGTCTTTGTATAAGGATTTAATTTTTTTATTCCTTTTGATACTACACTCATAATTTTTTGTTCTTTGTTCATATTACCCTCTCCTTCTTCTTTATTATATTTATATTATATC